GGAAGGAGAAACCCGAAAAACCGCTATTTATGAGCTGGCTGAAGGGCGGGTTGTTGTTTGGTATAGCCCGTAATACGGGGCTTCCCGAGAGGTGCCTAAAGTAGCTATATTTTGCAGCGTTGCAAAACGCACGAAACAGGCGTAAAAATAGGCCAGTTTCAGCAAAAAACCAACGCAAAGGACGGGCAACATGAAGCACTTTATTCTAATCATGGCGGTTATTTTGAGCGGTTGCGCGAGTTACGGCAAACGAATTGACCCGCAAGCTGTAATGAAGATCGAGCAAGGCAAAACAACAGAGCAAGAAGTTTAATTAAAGTGCTTGTTGGTACGTCTTTACTGTTCTTATACTGCCTGCTCATATCAAAACCTTTTTCGTGGCATCAGGTAAATAAATCACATAACAACCACAGCCAGCGGAACTTCGTCCGCCGCTGTATTGGCTATAACTCACTAAAAATACCCAAAACTTCTTTTTCTATAACTAGCGAGCTCCTCCGGCTCATCAAAACCATGCTGTCAGCAAGGCTTATTATCATCAAATACGGGGGATAGCTCGTGTAACGCTACAAGATATATGGCTTTCGCTTTCAGCTTCTTAGCGTGCTGCGGTGAATACTCGCAAATCAGCGCAATGTCTCGATCACAAATATCAATCGGCAGCTTATGTGCTTTGTAAATCGACCTTGGCAAAAACAGCATAAATAACAATGTTTGCGCTCGCGGCGAAAACTCAGTTGCTAATAATTTTGTGATTGCTTTTACTCGTTTTTCAATTGTTTCTGTTCTGACTGCGCCGGTAGGCGGTTTGCTCTTGCCTTGAGGCCTGTCCTGCTTTGCGTTTACCTTGGTTTTGAAGCCAGCCGGGTTATAGTTTTTACACGTATTCGCGCTTGCAAGTATGTTGCCGCCGCTCGTTGTTGCGTAATATTCAAAGTCACCACGATTTAGGTATGTTAAAAACGCCCACTTAGTTAAAAGATCTTCTGCTTTTTGAATCCTGTACTCAGTGCCAGTTGTCATTGGTTTACCTACTGATAAGATACAAAATCTAATATGCCCGTTTCGCCGTTACTTCTTCGCTCTGTTAAAACCTTTAGTTGCTCCCGGTAGTGCTTTGCAATTTCTTTTTCTTCGATCTTTGATATTTTTAACTTTGTGTTTTTCTTCTCGATTAAAATATCCTCCCGGCCTTGGCCGTATTTCTCGACAAACCATAAACCTGCTTCAGTCGGGTTTTCGTGCCACCACCTGTGGCATGTGTGGCACTTCGCTATTGCGTTATCCGCACACCAGCGTATCGTCCTGTGCTTGCGAGAGTGGATATGGCTACACTCTACCCGGCCAACTCTTCCGCACCTCGCGCACGTATGATCAAACGCTAAGTGAATGCAGTCTGAAAAAGCTTTATCTGCTGGCGAGATTTTAATTCCCATACATGCCCTGCTCTCTGCGTACATTTGCAGACTTGGTGCGCCAAATATCAACCCGCCGCTCTGCAACATTCATTCGGTGCTTTAAAGATTCGCTGTTCTCTACAGCCACTTTCAGCCCCTCTAGCAACGCAATATAATCAGGGTGTGAGTAAGCATATGTTTCTCGCTCCTGACCCGTTTTAAACCCCTTGGCTTCGGCTTCAGCCATAAGAATTGCTTTCTTGCTTTTGCGAAACTCTCTTAAATACTCTGCTTCAGCCTTGGCTTTGGCACATGCCGGGATCGCTTCTCGCCAGTCGTGAATTAATCGCTCGATTGACTCACTCATACCCGGGTACTCTTGTTTAGCTTGTGACTCTCCATGTTCGACTTGATCCACTCTTCGCCGTTGTGCCGATAAACAAATCCATTCCGGCCAATCTTGTAATACTGAAAAGCGATAACGTGAGTCGCGTCTTCCGGTCTAGCTCTTGTGAATAGCATTCCAAACGTACCCTTTGCTTGCGTCATAAATCTCTACCGCAAAGCCATGCTCTTGTAAGACTTCAAGATCCTGCTGTACTTCGATCTCCCACAAGTCCAGCTCAAGCCCAAGATCCAAAACGCTCGAATCGCGCTGCTTTTTCAAATGAAAATAAATCATTCTCTGAGTCTCGCTGAAGTCGATTAGCTCGCCCTTGCAGTCGTAAGGGCGAGCTTTCTCTGGCTTCTCGCAGATAAAACAATTCATGCCGATTTTCTCATTTTGACTTTGCCAGCAAGGTGCATTTCAAGTTTGGCAATAATCCCGTCAATGCTGTCATCGCTCGCCGCCTGCGTTGCTCTGGCGTATATCTCACCGCGCTTGAAATCCTTGTTGCCAGAGGTCTTGATATGCGCCTTGATTGCAGTGTCCAAAGCTGCCAGTTTTTTATCCCTTGCCGCTGTGTAAATATCAAGCCACGATTTCATTAGCAGTTCAGTGCGCGGGGTGCTTCTTGCCATCCCTACTCGTTGCCAGTAATCGGTTAGGTTTTTGCTCATGCCTCAGTCCTCACTTTTCGACTTCCCATTTTTCCCAGCAAATCATTCATCACTGTTCGCACTTGATCTCGACCGAACTTTTTGGTGTGAGTTGTGCCACTAGGATTTTCGATTTGTGGCCGCTCTTGAATTTTGAATACTTCGCCTGCCGCGATTCGCCTTACAGCATTTTCATAAATCGGCTTGAATCGCTTTCTCGCCTCGCTCTCTGCAAGTTGCCGCAAATCAAACCTGTGTTGTGCGAATAAAACCCTGAAGGCTTCTGGCATCATATTCCATTGTGCAAGGATCAGAGCGCGATAGGTCGCCTCAAATTCTGGCAAGCCAAGATCAACTGCCTTCGGCTTGCAATGATTTCGCATGATATTCAAACTCATATACGTTGATCCCGAGTTCTTGAAGCCGTGAAATCCTTTGACCAACTGCGCTTCTGAAAACTCTGATAGTTCTCTTGCCCAATAATCAAACGACGAACTGCCAGCCATGCCGTATTGATTCTTGAAAGCCGAACCAAGTTCATCGGTTAAGAGCTGCCAAAGCTTGGTCATCGCCAGCAGGTGGGCTTGCGTCAATTTGCCGTTGAAGCTCTGCTGCGTATGCTGCGTTGTGCAGTGTTGCTTGCTCGATGGTTGATAGTTTCGGCTGGCTAGTGAATTGATTACCTGGCTTGCCGTTTTTGTTGCGATAGTTGAGTTTGGCATTTAGCGCTCCCCAAATTTGTTTTTTAGGTGTGTCTCTTAGCTCAAGATCAAGTTGCGGATATTCAGAAATCAAATCCAGATTCGGAAACAATTCTTTGTGCCGCTGAAAGTCTTTCTGGTTAACGTTGAATTGCTCACCGTGAAATGCGTAATCGTCCAAACCGCCGTCAGGCGTTGTGGTTTCTTGTTTTTCATTCCCTGTTCCCTGTTCCCTGCTCCCTGTTCCCTGTTCCTTTCCGCCAGTGATCTGTCCGTGATCGCTCACTGAATTATCAGTGATTGGCTTGAAGCCCTTTATTTTACTGGGGTTTGGGCGATTCACTTTTTGATGTTGAGTGAAATTCAGTATATGTCCGTATTGCTTACCGTCAGTACCCGTAAAAAGCGTTAAATACCGGGATTTTTCAAGCTGTTTGAGCAATCCGTGAACACTCAGTGATTGATCACTGAAAGGAAAAACGGCAGCTTTTACCAAAGCTTCATGCGCTTTGAAATAGCCTTCGTCATCCGAATGATTTAATAAACCTATTGCCAGAAGCTTTGTTTTATCGTCAAGCATTGCAATATCTTCATCAGTCCAAAACTCCGGCTTTATTGATCTAATTCTTGCCACACCACCCCCTACGATCTTTTAAACGCCTTCCCTTGGTTGCTATGATGACCTTGCTACAAACCACCACAATCAACCAACAGAAGGACTTAAACTATGTCAGCTTTCGACAATTAAAATATCGAAATCACCTGTACCAACTGCCAGAAGAAAAACCCAAAAACTATCGGCTGGATTAAGCGAAACAAGGACTTTGTTTGCGCTTGTGGCACCCTGATTAGTCTCAAGTCTGAACATCTTCTCAAAGAGATCAGGAGTGCCGAGAAGCAGCTCTCTGACCTTACAAAGAATATCTTCTGACGCCGTACCAAGTGCTTTTTTGAGCTGCTGTAGACATGCGTCGAAATTCTGCTTGTCTAGCTCTAATTCAATGCTTTGTTCCGTCACGTCGAAACCCCTGTTTCATTGACTTTCATGTACAAAATTTGATCAATTAAAAGCCCGGACGAATCCGGGCGGTTGATTAAGCTGCTGAATCGGATGGGAAAAGAATTTCTTCTAGCGACATTTCCCCTCCGCTGGCCATCTCTAATCGCTTGGCTAATCTGGCGGAAACGTTGCCATTAGCTAAAGCAATTTGTTGAAAGTTGCCAAAGGTGGTTTCTGCATCAAGACAAACCGCCTCGATGCGCTCTTTTGGGTTCGATTTGTAAAATTTATATGGAGTCATGAAGCGGATTATTAGTGTTTTACTAACTCTTGTCAACAGTGTATCACTAATTTTTATTAACTTTTTTTGAGGCTACAATTGACAGTATGGAACTGAAGGATAATAGCTGTAAGTAGCCCCCCGTGTAATAACAATTACAAATTACTTTATAAAATTAGTATTTTACTATTGACTAATAATTAGTGATTCACTAATATTACCACATCAACAACAAAACAAGGCCCATTCAATGAATCTACAGCAAGCACTTATTCAGGATGATCAAGACGCGGCAATCGAGCAGTTTGCCGAGGGGATTATTGACGATCTAAAGCAGTTCGGCGAGGCAACTTACTGGATTCGCTGTAAAGAAGAAACCCTGACGTTCTCAGAAGTAGTTGAATCATGGGATTGCGAAATGGACGAAGTGTTTAAAGCATTTCACATGATGAGTATCAGCTCTTTGCAAGTGCGCGTAGAAATGAACAAGCACATTAAAAAGCTGGCTTATGAGATCGCAGAGAGGGCTTTTAAATGAAAGATATTAACGAAATCATGGATAAGCACCAAGCTTGGCTGAATGGCGCCGAAAGCGGCGAACGTGCCAACTTGAGGGGTGCCAACTTGAGGGGTGCCAACGGCAATCTCAAGGAAATCAAATCGTTATTTTTGGATACGTACCCTGTCACCTATACCTCAGAAATTGTGCAGATAGGCTGTCAAAGGCATTCTATTTCAGAATGGTTTGAATTTGATGACGACACGATATCAAGAATGGACAGCAAAGCTATCAACTGGTGGGTCTCGCATAAAGACTTGATCAAGCTTTCAATTGAGCTGTCGCCAGCCACTCCGACAAAGACTCAGGAAAAAAGTGAGAAAGCGGCATGATCTGGATCGCTTTGTGGATAGCTGTTTTGGCTGGCCTTGTTTGGCTGGGTAAGAAATCAAAACAACGAAAGCCGTATTTCGGCAGGAGCAAAAACAATGAGTACTAAAATCGCGGTTTACATTGGAATAGGCAGATTAAACAAGGGATCGATTCACGCTCATGGAAGCCCTTACTCACTGGAAGAGGAAGTAGGGACAGTTTGCGGATCTGGTGGCACTGAAACCATGAAAATCTGCAACTCTGTTGTTGAACTCGGAGAATTACCAGATATCGACGCACTGGTTGAAAAACGCCGCGAAGAATTAAAACAGGCAGAAAAAGACCGTCACGCCGAACGAATGGCAGAGCTAGACAAAATTCGGGCAGCTTGAGGCAGCAACCCAAGTTTAGCGGTGAAGTTTGCAGTACCGCTCTTTTTAAAGGTGATTTATGAATTATCAGGATTTTATTGCATCAAAAGAGATTGATCATATCAAGGCTGGCTTTGATGCGCATGAATATTGGACACCGGATCAAATCATGGAATTTCAATACGATATCGTTATGTGGGCTTGTCGGCGTGGTCGATCTGCACTGCTTGCCGATACCGGACTTGGAAAAACACTGATGCAGCTAACATGGGCAAAGATTATATCTGAGCATGAGGTTAAACCAGTATTAATTTTGTCGCCTCTTTGTGTGGCACAACAAACAGTTCGTGAAGGCACTAAATTTGGAATTGAAGCAGTTTATATGCGAATTGAAACAGATACATCTTGCAAAATTCATGTCACAAATTATGAAATGCTAAAAAACTTTAATCCAGCTCACTATTCTGGGATCGTAGTTGACGAATCATCAATTCTGAAAGGGATGAACGGCAAGACTAGGCAGACAATAACTGACTTTGCAAAAACAATTCCATATCGTTTGAGCTGCACCGCCACGCCAAGCCCAAATGATTTTATGGAGCTTGGAACTCAGAGTGAATTCTTAGGAATCATGTCTCAAGTAGAAATGCTGGCAACGTTTTTTATCCATGATGGTGCAGATACGTCTAAATGGCGATTGAAAGGCCATGCGAGGCGCAGATTTTGGGAATGGATCGCTACATGGGCATGTGTTGTTCGCGATCCATCCGATCTTGGATACACGGATGCAGGATACGATTTGCCTCCGTTAAATCTAATTGAACACGTTATTGAAACTGCACCCACATCCGATATGTTTCCAACTATTGCTCAAGGATTACAGGATCGAAACCAAGCAAGACGCGAGTCAATTGATGCACGATGCGCTAAAGCTGCCGATCTCATGAAAGATTGGAATTGTGCAATCGCATGGACAAATCTTAACGATGAATCGCAGATGATCAGCCGACTTACCAATGCAGTAGAGGTTACAGGTTCACAGGACGTTGACACCAAAGAGCAGCTGATTATGGATTTTACAAATAATGGCGGTTTATTGGTCACAAAGCCAAAAATCGCAGGATACGGACTCAATTGGCAGCATTGCAATAAAATGGTTTTTATCGGTCTTTCAGACTCATTTGAATCATTCTATCAGGCTATTCGTCGATGCTGGCGGTTTGGACAAACAAAGCCAGTCGATGTTCATATAGTTATTTCGGATCGCGAAGGCGCTGTATTAGATAACATCAAACGTAAACAGGCACAGCATGATCAAATGAGTTCTGAAATGTCGTCAGTTATGCGTGATTTGACAATAGCTGAAATAAATGGAGCAACTGTCGAAAAAACAGACTACGCGCCAATCGAGAAAATACAACTACCGGAGTTTTTTAAATGCGCGTAATCAATCAGGAAATCACATCAGACTATTCAATTTATAATGTTGATACTGTTGAGCTGGCGCAATCTCTACCTTCAGAATCAGTCGATTACTCTGTTTTTTCTCCACCATTCGCCAGTCTTTATACCTATTCAAATAGCGATAGAGATATGGGCAACGTAAAGTCATATCAGGAGTTTTGGGGTCACTATCAATTCTTGATAAAAGAGCAATTTAGGGTCATAAAATCAGGCAGAAGTGTGTCAATACACTGCATGAATCTGCCAAGCTCAAAGCAGAATGACGGATTTATCGGAATAAAGGACTTTCGAGGCGATCTAATACGCGCATACCAGAATGAGGGGTTTATTTTTCACTCTGAGGTTGTCATTTGGAAGAATCCAGTAACGGCAATGACCAGAACCAAAGCATTAGGATTGCTGCATAAAACAGTCAAAAAAGATTCGATCATGTCTCGAATGGGTATTCCTGATTACGTTATAACAATGCGTAAACCTGGCACTAACAAACGGCCTGTGGCTGGTGAATTTAAGTATTACGTTGGCGACATTCCACCATCAGGCTTTAAAAGAATAATTCGCGATGACGGGACTCATTTTTGGATGCCAGGAAATGAAAATACCAGCATTGACGTTTGGCAGAAATACGCGAGTCCTGTATGGGATGATATTAACGAGACAGATACTCTCAATTTTCGAGAGGGTAGAGAGTCGGATGATGAGCGCCATATATGTCCTCTGCAATTAGATGTTATTGAGCGATGTTTACAGTTATGGAGTATCAAAGGTGATGTGGTGTGGACTCCATTTATGGGCATTGGATCAGAAGTTTACATGGCCATAAAATTAGGACGCAAGGCGATAGGCGCTGAGTTAAAAACGAGTTATTACAATTTAGCGTTGCGTAACATTCGGCTCGCTTCTAGCTCTCAATACGACATGTTTGGGTGATTTATGCAATCAGTTTACAAGCAGATCGAAAAAGAATTTGGATCTTTCAAAGGAGCCAAAAAGCATGGCAATCCTGATCAGTATATTCAGGGCGTGATCGACTGCAAGGCGGGTTTAAAGGCGCTATCACAACACCCTGATTATGTGAAAGGGTATCAAATGCAGTACAACTTTGAAGAATTGAGCCGGGGGATATTGTGAGCACAGCAATCAAAAAAATAGAACAAATCGCAACGCCAGCAACGCTGCTACAGACTGCCGTTGAGCAAGGCGCGGATCTTGATAAGCTAGAAAAGCTAATGTGTTTACAAGAACGCTGGAACGCAGAGCAAGCCCGAAAATCATACTTTGAAGCATTTACCCACTTTCAATCTATCGTGCCAGCTCTGAAGAAAACAAAGCAGGCACACAATTACAAATACGCGGCGCTATCTGATATTGCCGAGCAAATAAAACCAGCCATGAATGAATGCGGCCTCTCTTATCGTTTCGAGCAAAAGACAGTTGATAGTGCTATCGAAATCACCTGTCTTGTAAGCCATGTTGATGGGCACACTGAGCGCAACACAATGCAAGGCGCACCCGATACCAGCGGCAGCAAAAACGGCATTCAATCAATTGGGTCAACCGTGTCCTATTTGCAGCGCTACACACTAATAGGCGCGCTCGGAATCACCACCGCTGATGAAGATATGGACGGAAGACTAGCGCTGGCCGGGGGTAATTTTATTTCTAATGATCAGATAGCCAAACTTGAAACGCTGGTTGGTCAACTGGCTAATCGCGATAAGTTTATGACTCATTTCAAAATCAAAGAAGTGAAAGATTTGCCAGCCGCTCAATACGTGCAAGCAATGTCAATGCTACGAAATAAAATAATGAGGGATAAAGCGTGATTATTGAAACATTCGCTCAAGGATCGCAGGAGTGGCTTTCTGCCAGGCTAGGAATTCCAACCGCTTCTCAGTTCGACAAGATTATCACCGCTACCGGCAAGCCATCATCACAAGCTGACGGGTATATGTGCAAGCTGGTAGCCGAATACCTCACAGGCGAATCAGAGCCTTTCTTTGCAAATCAGTGGGTCGAGCGAGGCAATTTGTTAGAGCCAGAGGCGCGACAAGCTTATGAATTTTATTCAGATTACGAAGTCGAAGAAGTCGGCATTGTCTATCTGAATGATCAAAGGCTTGTTGCCGGTAGTCCTGACGGTTTGATTAAGGGCGAAAAGATAGGCTTAGAGATTAAATGTCCAGCGCCTCACACGCATGTTGCAAATGTTCTATCTGGCGCAATGCCAAGCCAGTACAAACAGCAAGTGCAGGGCAACATCTGGATTTGCGAGGCTGATCATTGGGATTTTATGTCCTATCACCCGCATATTTCGCCGCTTATCGTGCGGATAGATCGAGACGATAAATATATCAAAACCTTGGCTGAGTTAATGGACGAATTTACCGACCGAATGCTTGCGGCAAGAGAAAAACTTTCACTTTTACAGGTAGTATAATCATGGCTCGTGGAATCAATAAAGTAATTTTAATAGGTAATTTGGGTAATGATCCTGATTGTAGGACAGCACAAAACGGCACCATGTTTGCAAATCTATCTGTAGCAACTGACGAAAGCTACAAAGACAAACAGACCGGCCAGATTGTACCTAAAACAGAATGGCACCGGGTTATATTTTCGGCTCGCATGGCTGAAATCTGTCAGCAATACCTGAAGAAAGGATCAAAGGTTTATATTGAGGGCAAGCTGCAAACTCGCAAATGGCAAGATCAGTCAGGGCAGGATCGCTATACAACTGAAATCCGAGGCTTTGAATTGCAAATGCTCGACAGCAAGCCCGAAGGCCAGCAACCACAACAGCCACAGCCAGCGCCCCAGCAAAGCTACCAACAGCCAGCACAACAGCAAGGCCGCGCCCAACCATCGCCAATGGCGAACAATCCGAGAGGGCCAGCCCATCAGCCAATGAATAACGGCGTGCCTCCTGCCGTGGATGATTTTAGCGATGACATTCCGTTCGATAAATACGTCCCGGTTGTTTGATATGTCTCTTTCTCACGAGCGCGAATGCCTAATGATTTACCTGAATCACCACGTTTCAGAGCTTAAATTTCTTGATAAAGAATTGGCTGATATGTGGCTACAAGGGCAAGCGGTTTACGATGAATACCTAAAGCAAGGCATGGAGAATTTAAAAAAATGCACTTGGAGCGAAATCAGTATTTTTTGAAATGATGAGATTGAAAATGTATAGCTGTTACAGAGTGATTTTGATTGCAGAGGATGGCGAGTATGTTTTGTCCGAATGGCAAACTGAAGAAAACGCATTCAAAGAATTAAACAAAATCAAGGGTCAATACGGCGATGGTCAGTATTTGACTATTCGCCAGGTCAACAGGACATTTTGACACATAACCACAAGCACAACGGCGCGATAGCGTCCGATGATGCGCCTTGTTAGGCGCAGGAGATTAGACAGTGAAGATAGTTTCAAATGAAGAAATGAACAAGCTATTTGCTGAGATTGATGCCGAAAAGCTAAGGCTTGCGGAAAAAATGCCAACAGAACAAGACGCCATTAATCAAATCCAAGAAGCGTATACAAGGTTAAAAGATCTGGGTTGGAATGATGCGATTTATAGCCCAAAAGATGGCAGCTGGTTCTCTTCGATTTCGGTAGGGAGTACAGGCATACACAAGTGCTGCTATTCAGGTGAGTGGCCTAAAGGCGGCTGGCATGTATGGGATGGTGATTTATGGCATTCTCAACCTTGCCTTTGGAGACCACGCAAGGATAGTGACCCTGAAATAGACCTAGGACTAGCTACGGACTATAGATGTTGTGACGCCTAACCTTTCTATTTTACGGCAGCGTCTTTTCGCTATCCGAAAGAATGGGTTGTTATACGAATTTATTTATTAATTTAGGAGAATAATTATGTGCTACTGCACACCTGCTATTAGATGTATTTGTTGTGGTAGGCCTGATTGCCATCCAAAACAAAATGTAACTCATATTGAAGACCATAAACCGCATTTAACTGTAAATTGTGGTGAAACTGTTCATGTGATACCTGTTTCACTCATTGAAGCTGTAATAGCAGGTAAGAAAGACTTTACTCAAATAGATGACTGGGAAGACTTATTAAAAACCATATTAAGAGATTGGATTAATAGCGTATAACCGCGCTATTCATCGGTTTATCCGCTGGAATGCTTTGTTATGTGATTATCAATTAAGGAGGTGATTTATGAAGAAATATATTACAGGGTTTTACTACACTATGATTTTGACATGGATAGGATTGTTTGGTGGAACATTTAGAGACAAGAAAAACGTCTACATCTTATGGCCGATTCACATTAGAACAAAAAGACAAGTGACTATAGAAAGGTGTAATTTTTACACGCTATATGAAATTAGATGTTTATTTCATTACCACATATAACCTTTTCATTCTGCGAGTCGCCGTCTCTTTGGCGATCCGCTGGAATGGGTTGATATGTTACCGTCACGATAGAGGATTGATTGGAGTGATTGAAAATGGTAGATGAAATCGAATTTATGCACATGGAGTTAGATAGAGACAGGAGCGAGAAATTTGAGTGTGATGAGTGCGAAAACGTAAGCTCTATTGACTGCGTTGAAGATCTAGAAGACGAACATTATGAAGCGTTACAGGCTGAAGGCTGGATTTACGATGACGGTAATATGCTTTGTGATGAATGCAAGGATAGATTGAAGAACTTTTGACACATAACGATTAAGTTCAGTGGCTACTAGCCAACACAAACCCTAAACGAAGAGGATGAAAGCAATGAATCAAAAGAATGCTGGAAACGTCGCGGCTAGTAGTCCGCTGGAACGTATTGTTATGCGTGAGGGCTATTGCTGCGATTGTAAAAACAACCCTGAAGAGACGCTGCCTATGGCCTCTAAAATCGAGGGCAATGGTTGTTGGTTCACAGACGATAAACAGAACTGGGTTTCTAAGAACGGGAAGCAATATTACACAGATGATGGAATGTTAATGAACGGAAATGGTACAAGAAGTATATTCGATGATATAGATGCGTAACGCGCGTTGTGAGGGGCTGGCAATTTGGTAATGCTAGGAGATAGCTTTGTGATGAAAATTCTAGATAAAGTAATCGCTAAGTGCACGCACTCTGACCGGCATCGCACCGGTGTATGCGGGTTCGATTCCCGCACCCCTCTACTTACGCATAACCAATACAGCAGCACGGCGTAGCTCCGCTGGCTGTGGTCGTTATGTGTGAATTTGAGGATTGATTGATGGCGATGGTTGACTACAGGTGGTGCAACGTGTGTGGTTGTAAGGCATTTTATGACGCTGAATTATCCTATTGCGACGATAAACTTAGTGCACAAAACGGGCAACCGCTCCCTGACGGGCGTGTGGCAGATATGGCTTGTTTGTGTGATAGATGCATTAAAACTCACGAAATTATAGTTAAACATAAAGGCAGCTAACCCTTGCCATAAACGGCGAGTGAAACGAAGTCTGATTTAATGGCGTTGTTATACGCTGGGAGATAAAAATGAGTCACGACCCAAAGGAAATTATTAGCGATGAAGAAATTGAGCGCGTCCATGCGAACGCAAATTTTGGCAGCATGGACAAACGCACCGTGGTTAATCAAGGGGTGCTGAAATGCGCCAGCGGTTACTACCAAGGAAGCACATCAAACGCGATCATCAAAGAGCACGGCCTTGTAAATGACGCATATGAGCTGACGCCAAAAGGGAAGGCATATCTTTGGGCGGCTTTCGCTAACCCACCTGAACTGAGCGTATAACCACTAGCGAAGCGGGGCCGAAGGCCTCCGATTACGCGCCTTGTTAGGCGCGAGGATTGATAAAAATGAAATATTTAGTTTATCAAGTTGGTTGCATTGAATGCGGTGTATCATCGTATCCAGTAAAAACAGCCGATACATTAGAAGAAGCAAACGATATTGCCGATAAACACCCGTCAACTTGGGATTCAGAAGGTGGTGATGGGTATGTGACAATAATTGATTTAGAAAACTGCTGCGAAGTAGAAAGCTAGATTGATTTGTTTTGTCGCCTAACCCCAAGCTTTGCGGCTTGCATAGAAGGAATTAGATATGAGTGAAGAATTAGAAGTTAAAAATGAAGATGGCGCGAAGTGTGGCAAGTCCGACCAAGGGCGTGTTGTTATGCGCCATAAGCACGACTGTAGTAAATGCACCCCTTTGGGTATTTTTGAAGATTACGACCTTTATTACTGCGACAGTACAGAGACTACATTAATTGCGAGATTTGGTGAAGACGGGGATTATAAGAGCGGACTTTGTTCCGGTGAAACTGGAATAGATCCTGTTTTGGCTATTGCTTACCACATGGCGAGAGCTAAGAAATTAATTGACGCATAACCCGCACAACACCGGCTTGTCCGGTGCTTGTGCTTGTTATGCTTTTTATTTGCTTGACTTGTTACGGTATTGCGTTACACTATTCCCCATGATTGAGAAAAAACAGTGTGAAAACAAAGAATGCGGCAAAGACTTTTACGGCACCAAGCGTGCTAAGTTTTGCAGCGATAAATGCAGAGTGACAAACTGGAGAAATACTATGAAAAAACGCAAAGTTGAATACACAATTTATGGTGAAAACGATGCGGTGCTAAAGCAAGGTGAATGCTTTGCGAGATATGGTGAATATGAAATGCAGGATATTTGTGACCACGCTAATATTGATTTTGACGACGTGTGGAGTATGACAACTACCAACACATAACCCCAAGCACAACGGCTCGTCCGTTGATGCGCCTTGTTAGGTGCATTTATTAACTGAAGAGGAAAACGAGATGCTAATGTATGATGATGAAAGAGAAATAAAATATTACAACAACGATATTGCACAAGAAACAGTTTCAGTCGGTAAGGACGGTGTCACTAAAATCGAAGTTTACAAAGAGCACGGCAATGGTGACTTTATACCGTACTTAGCTGTTTGGAAGGGTAATGTTTTATTTATGAGAACCGCGGCAATAGGAAAAGAAATAGTATACGCCTAACCTTTGCGTTAAGCGGTGAGTGAAAGTGGCGAAGCCAACTGTAACGAATCCGACGACCAAAGGGAGTGAATTTAAACGCGTTGTTAGGCGGTTTTGTCTGGCAATTTAATCAAAGAAAGAGGAAATACAATGGATAATCAACACAAGAAAATTAAAGGCTACCGCGATTTAAGTCAAGCTGAGATTGATGCTATGAACGCGGTTAAAACGAAAGCCGAAGAGGTTGGTGTTTTAATCGAAGAGCTACAAAGCAATAAACAGTTAGATCAACGATGGGTTGCTGTAGCTAAAACGGATTTACAAAAAGGCTTTATGGCTGCTGTGCGCGCTGTAGCACAACCAGAGAGTTTTTAAGTTATGGCTACTGGTGATAAAGCTAGGATGCTGCAAAAGTTTGGCGAAGAGCTTTGCAAGGTTGCTAATGACCGAACAAGATTGCAAATAGCTTTCGAGAAAACGTTAAACAAGCTTGGTTTGCCAGATAGCCAAATAAATAAAATAGTAAAAGATGTCAGGGCGGCTGATTTTGACAGCTTACACAAAACGTTGAAATTGGATTAACCGCCTAACCTTTAAATTTGCGGTTGAGAGCCGCAGGCGAACAATCCGACAACATTTTGTTGTTATGTTTCTACACTAGGAGTTTAAATATGTGGAGTCCACAAAGAGAGCTAGTTAAACATGCGGCTATTATTGCCTCTGACAAGCACCCCGAAGGGTACAACAAGCACCAGTTAATAGAGGCTTCGAGGGAGGTGTTTGGTGGTTTCGGAGCCAACCCTAATAAAAAAGTTAAAACACATGAACAGGCTGCGCATTACTCAAATTACCTTTCTGAGATAGATGGGGGATACCCTAGAGGGCTTAGTACATGCTTTGCAGTTGGAATATCCGGTAATTGCGGAGTTGATTGTGCTCAGTTTGTTGATGGCTTCTGCGAGACACCTAACTTTGATCTTGATGATGTTTTAGACACTCACGGCGAAACAGAAGGATTGAAAATAGCTGAGAGTTACGGGGAATTTGAAGACGAGCTTAACGCTCGATTTCCACTAGAAATATAACACTTGATTCAGGGTCGCCATGTCGCGATATCCGCGATTATTTTTACAAAGCGACTTGATGTCGGTATATCCTGAAAAATATGTCTTGCAAAAATGCGCCCTGAGTGATAAGTTTTAGCTATTGTGCAACAAATCCCTCATAAGCCCTGACCTCTCACGAGTTCGGGGCTTTTTTATGCGCGGTGAAAATATGCTGAAAGCCGTTTTGGTTCGGATTCACGAAAACGACAAACAAACGCTCGGCAATTTTATTTTGTTCGACGGCACAGATATTGTTTTTAGTTGTAAATCGCTTGAGCTGCCGAACCATGGCAACGCAGAGTGGATAAGCTGTATCCCTCCCGGCGATTACATTTGCAGACGCCAGCATTCAACAAAGTTCGGTAATCATTTTGCTGTGAGAAATCGACAGGGTGGCGAGGTGCCTTGCCGGAAATTCATCCTGATTCACAAGGGCAATTTTCACCGAGACATTCAGGGTTGTATTCTGTTGGGGCGCGACCATGTTGACATTGATCTGGACGGGTACAAAGACGTGACCAGCTCAGCGGCGACCATGAACCAGCTTAACAATTCGGTAAATGATCTCCGCTTTGATTTTAGGATAACCGACATGACAAGGGGGTTTAATGTCTAAAGCCATCATGAAACAAAGACTACAATCAAAAACCTACATTTTCGGTGTAGTAATCATGGCGCTCGGCTTCGCACAGCAAAACATATCAATGCTTGGTGCGTTCTTGGGCGAGTATCAGGGTGCGATTAACTTTGCAATCGGCTTATCAGTTTTAATCTTGCGCGAATTAACAAAAGCGCCACTGTCAGAAAAATGATAACCAAATTCAAGCTATACGGCGCGGCGATGTTAGCCTTTTTTTTATCGCTACTCACAGCAAAGTACTATCAAAGCAAAGCTCGCAAGTATCAAAAAATTGTCGTTAAAGCCAAGGCCGAAGCCGACAACTTAAAAGCGCAACGTAACGCGGCAATCAAACACCAGCAGCAATATCAAAAAGAGATCGAGGACGCGGTTAAAAATGATTCGTATCTTGATTATTTTGATAAGTCTTAGCGCTTGCTCGACTACCTCAATCATTGTCCCTGTCGAAATGCCTCCGGCTATGTACGTAGGGACGGTCAAACGATCAAGCATTATTCAGTGTCCAGCCCCGGTGCAGATAGAGGTTTACAAGCACTTAATCAGGCGCGACCAATATATCCAAACGCTAGTTGATGTCATCGAAGCACACAACGGAAATAATTAAATGAAACCGGCAGGATTATTAGATGGAAACATTGCACGATATTTGGAAAGAGGCACTGCCACTCATTCTAACTACGTTACTTGGTTACGGTATGTTTATGTACAAGCGCAAGTTGCAGAGGTTAGATAAATTGGAAGAACGAGTTAGTACTTTAGAGCGACGTGCAGTTATGCGCGAAGATCTTGATAAACGACTCGCAGATGCACAATTGAGTGCGGAACGTAAATACGAGCAAGTTCATTCAGAAATTTCGACAACACGTAAAGAGCTTTCAAACCAGTTATCCAAGATTTATGAAATATTAATAGGGGCGAAGCATTGAAGCACATACTCACCACCCTCGCTTTATTACTCTCACTCACAGCTTATGCCGTTGTTAACGGGGTTAATCAGACGTTATCCACTGCAACGCTTGTGCAGTGCAACAACGGCACGATAGAGCGGAACTGGACAAGCTGCCCGACTGGCTGGAGTGCCGGGCCGATACAGCTAAAGGCCTTCCCCGGCGCAGAGGGCTTTGGGAAAAACTCGGTCGGTGGGCGAGGCGGGACAGTAATCAAGGTTACAAACCTAAACGACTCGGGAGCAGGTAGTTTTAGAGATGCGGTCATGACTTCTGGAGCGCGTACTGTTGTATTTGATGTATCTGGAATTATCAATCTCGAATCTCAAATATTTGTTACCGAACCGTACCTAACTATTGCAGGTCAAACGTCACCCGGCGGCGTGATGGTAACAGGCTATACATTCTATCTTAATACGCACGATGTAATTATTAGACATATGCGATTTAGGGTCGGATCTCACAGAACTGCGTCACCCTATAATGCAAACCCAGAGACGCTTGATTCATTCGGAATTTGGGGCGATACAGTCCCGGGCGGTTCTAATGATGCCTATAACATTATTCTTGATCATGTATCAATAGGCTGGGGTGTTGATGAAAGTATTGGTATTTCGTATCGCGCTCATGACATAACAATTCAGCGCTCATCAATCTCTAATTCCTTGTCGCAAGCAGGCCACCCAAGCGGAGAGCACAGTAAGGGGATGCTAATAAACGGCGAATTTGGCGGTGCTTCAAATGTTTCTGTTTATCGCAATTTCTTTGCCCATAACGTTGACCGAAATCCCAGAATCGGCGGCGTAGAGTATGTTTGGGCAGATATCGTTAACAATGTCGGGTTTAATGGATATCACAATCAAGCTGGTGTCGTTATTGGCGAAAACTCGGGCGCGAATATTGTTCACAACTTTCTGAAAGCAGGCCCAGATACGACACTCGGAGTGTACGAGGCACACTACATGAACCCGGTTGGTTCTCCATCAGCAATGGTCTACATGGAAGGGAACATTGGCGAGAACCGCACGTCACAATCTGATCCCGAATGGGCAATCAGTGATCGCTGGTATCAAACAGCGGCAACTACCGCACTACAGCGGTTAACGCCGTGGGATACGGCAGGATTTGAGCTACCCATTACCATCTCTAGTGTCGCAATGGCAGACGCAGTTGTGGCCGACGCAGGCGCGACAGTTCCTATTCGTGACTCTGTTGATCAGCAAAACGTTGATGATTATACCGCCGGAACAGGCACGTACACCCTTAATGTCACATTCCCTGACGACTTCCCAACGTTCACAACTCCTACACCGCCAACTGACTCAGACAATGACGGAATGGCAGATAGTTGGGAAGCGACAAACGGACTAAATGTTGGAGTTAACGACTCTGCAACTGTCGCAAGCGGGGAAGCTTACACAAATATCGAGCGCTACATCAACGAATTGACAGGGAATTAACAATGCCTCAAATATCACAGATAGGTTTCGGTACAAACGACTACGCTGATCTCCCGTCATGGGAGGCAGGGGAACAAAGCGCAAGCTACGGAGGCGCTCCCCCCGTTGCTGAGCTTTCGGGAAACAATGTATTAACAGCTAATTTCCAAATCAGGGATGGGTTTGCAGATGGGGCCATCATCCGAGCAAACACAGGCGAAGAATTTGACGGAAATTTCGGGGGCGCTCACGCGAAGATATCAGGGGCGTATAATTTTGATGTTCGCGTAGCGGATGTTGTTGTAGAAGGCATAGAAATCAGTGCCCAAGTGACTAATACAGGGGATACTTTAGACGGTTTAATATTCACCAACTGTGGACTTAGTAACCAGTTGTTCATAAGCTTGTTGTCTGGCACGATCACTATGAACAACTCTATCATTTGGGATAATAACGACACATATAACCGGATAGTGTACATGCAGTCTACTTCCACACTTGTGTTGAGTGCATGTACAGTCATGGGGACAAATGGAGCTGGAAGTGCTGATTATGGAGCGATATATAACAGGGGCACATCTTCAATAACCATCAACAATACAGCTTCTTACTCAGTCACAGCGAAAGCATACGCAGAACATACGGGAGATTCGCCCACTGTTGCAGGTAACTATAACGCAGGCAATGACGCAACGATGCCGGGGGCAAATTCTATTGCAACACTTGGGCAAGACGATTTTGAGGACTTTGCTAATCGCGATTTCCGAATCAAAAGCACGTCAGAGCTGGTAGGCGCTGGGTCGGGCGGCGGGGATATTGGCGCATTTGTTCAGCAGTCAGCTCCCACGATCACCAACATTGATACTGATAACATCATCGAACAAGGCCAGACAGACGTACAAATTAACACCACAGCTTTTCCGGCTACCGTCACAACTCTAAACGATATTGTCGTGGGGGGTACTTCTGACGGATCAACGATTACTGGCGGTACGTCGATGCTAAACCAGCGGTGGAACGGAGGACAGCCGTTATTTGATGCCCCGGCAGGATTGACGATTGGCACTACGTTTGACGCTCACGTTGACTTTACAGAGTAACGGCTTATGACTGTCATATCGTTTAGTAGCGTACAAGTTGTTGTTGCCAGTGATGTTACCGCACCAGTTTTGTCGAGTCCGACAGCGGTACAGACCGGGCAAACGACTGCGAATGGTACGGTTACGACCGATGAAGGTAACGGCACTCTGTATTTTCTGGCTTCGCAGAATGCGTCAGAAAACGTTGCGACAATTAAGGCTGGATCGAGTCAGGCGGTATCGGCAACCGGCGCTCAGAATGTATCTATAACCGGACTGACAGCCAGCACAGCGTACTACTTACACTACGTCCACACAGACGCAGCGTCGAATGATTCTAACGTTGTCAGCTCGGCTCAGTTCACAACAGCGGCAGTGCCAAGCGGCAATACGATTGTCACATTCAGCAGCATACAAGTTGTCGCCCCCGTTTTCGGCGTTAGCGTAGACAACGCAAACCCGCAAGCCGGTAATCTGATCACTTTCACGATCTCCAATGGCACAGGGCCTTATACGGCAACATTCGCGGGCGAGGCCATCACGCTTGACTCGCAGAATGCGACGACAGCAACGTACACGTTTCACGATATCAAGACCTTTGGCGCTAAAACCGCACGATACAATGTTGCTCAAGATTTTATCTTCACAGATACAAACGACAGCGATACCGATACCGTTTCTGCTACGCCAGCGATACCAACCGGGTATGATTATTCGGATAACGTAGTCGGCGGTAGTTTTGCCAGTGTGCCGGGCTTTGTGGATGGCGATAACGTCCTTGGTTACTATTCGTCGGGTGCTGGTATAGCGGATTTGGCAACAGGCTCATTGTCCCCGGATGACGAAACAGCAGTCTTTACGTATTGGATTCAGGACGACTCGGATAACGTTTGGGGGGCTTCAGGTCAAATTGATTGGGGCGTGTCCCCGGCTGGCACGGTCACGATTGATTCAATCGTCCCTGATCGTACAAGCGCAGTAATCACGTTTAGTTATCCCGGTGCTGACCTGACTGGTTTTCAGTACAATATTGGCGCTGGCTGGCTGTCTGCAATATCGCCACTGTCACTGACCGGACTGACCGAAGACACGCTATACACAATTCAGATTCGCGCAGTTAACAATGCGACATTGGGCGCAATCACAAGCGACACGTTTACAACCACTTCGCAGGTCGATACAACGCCGAATGCGTTTAGTTTTACCTCTCAGACTGGTGTAGCCCTCTCAGCAGTCACAGCATCCAATGCGATCACTGTACAGGGTGTTGATGCTGGCGTTGATATCCCGATATCCATAGCAAACGGTGAGTACTCGGTATCAACCGACTCAGGCGCAACTTGGGGCGCATGGACAGCCACGGCAACCAATGTCCGGCTTAACTACCAGATCAGAGTCAGACATACAGACTCGGCCACACATGCAACCGATACCGTCACTACTCTCACAATCGGCGGCGTAGTCGGCACGTTTACCAGCACCACCTTGGCAGATACGGTTGACCCGGTTATTACACTGGTCGGCGGTAATATGTCAGTCGCTCAGGGTAGCAACTGGATAGAGCCAGGTTATACCGCCACAGACAATGCTGACGGTGATCTAACAGATAGCGTGATTGTTACTGGCTCAGTTAATACGGCGGTACTCGGCCCCCATACATTAGGTTATAGCGTCACAGACGCAGCAGGCAATACCGGGTCTGCCACACGACTTGTTACAGTTGGGCAGATTAATGCGACAATCACATTGTCAGAGGGCGGGATAGTACTGGTTCAGCCAGGTGCAGCATATACAGACCAGACCGTATCTGCCACAGATTCTCTCAGCGTAGATGTGTCAAATACGGCCGTGTGGTCAGGCGACACGGTAGATTCAAATGCCGACTTACTTAACAGAATCGAGTTAACCACAATCGCAGGCGTTATCAATAACGTCAGTGCGTCACAAGTTAGGTTTACGCCAGACGGCACTTTGCCAGCCGGTGTTTTTAAATACAAGGCCACGGCAAAAGACGAAAACGGCGATGAAGTTGAGTTCGCTGTTGGCGCTTACGTTGTGAGCAGTAACTAGGGGGTTATATGACTATAGTAGCAACAGATTGGAGCGTTACACGCTCAAACGGCAATATCAGATATATCGGTGATGACCACGGCGGCGCATCCCCTTCTTACGCGACTGTTATTGAGCTTCACAGATGGCTTGGCGATCTGGCAGATGACGCCAGCTCAGCAGGTAATGATGAAATTGATATTACTGACGAATTGCCATCCGGTCGTTCGACTGACAACATCATTACGCTGTTAGGCAACTATAACATTGATGATACAGCGGCAGAGCATCTGTATGATGGATCTATCATTCAAGCGGCAGGCGCGGAGATCTATGACGGCATCGTTAACTTCGGTAATGCTGACGTACAGATTCAGATTATTCAAAATGGTACCGTTCTCGCCGATGACTGGTGGAACTTTGGCGGGGGTGGCTTAAACGCAAATGCAGCGCAAGGCATCTCGCATCGTTTCATGATCAAAACCCGGACAGGCGGTGCGGATATAGACGGTAGGCGCTTGATTGGTACATCGCGCACGTTCGGTAACACCTATTCTGAATTCTCGATCAACGGTACGGCAAGGGGTAACAACGTCTTAGCGTTGACCGACTCAGCAGACCTAAATAACCAAACCGTAGCAGGCACCGTTGCAACATGGACAACGATTACGAACACGGAAGGATTCAGACAGCTTGACGTTAACAACAACGGCTCGGATGAAGACTACTATTCAGAATGGAACCGCGACGCTTACACGATTAACCAATTGTTTGAACGAGCAAAGTGGTTAACTAGAGATGGATCGGCAGAGACCATTTATGGCTTAAGCGGTGAGCTGTTTAGAGGTATTACGCACGAGATCAACATTGATACCAATACCGGTACATTTAGTGCTGTTGAAGCGGTAAGTTGGACAGGCGGCACAGGTCAAATGCTGGCGATTGATTCTACAACTGCCGGTACTAAAATGTGGATACAGCTATTAACAGGGGTCTCCCCTACTGATGGCCAGGTTATTACCGGAGGCACGTCGTCAGCAACGGCAGCGGTTAACGTTACGGTTACTGACAGATCATCGACGCTATCTAAGCCCTTTATCGGTGTATCCACAGGCTCGGCAATTATCGGTGCTTACGGTGTTGGTATTGAGACCGCAGATCTATCAGCAACGGACAAAGTAACAGATCTGACCAATACCGTTATCAATCCTCCTAATGCTGTGACGTTTACAGTAGGCGGCCTGGTAAATGGCGAAGACAGAGTACTCGTTGCGCCTTGGGATGGTTCGACGTTGGACGGCGAAGGCAACCCAGCTATCGACAAAGCACAGGATACGATTAACGGCAGCTTAACAGGGGCGGCGGTTACTTCGGTTGTCACAACTACGGCGATCCCTTCAGATACCCCGTCTTCAGGTGGTATTCGTATCGAGTTAGATGACGGCTCATACAAAGACGTGGCGTATACAAGCTATACAGGCAGTACGTATACTATTACCTCGACGGACTTCTCGGGCACAAATGCAACGACTGGCAACAATATCTGGATTGCCTACATAGATGAGCTTGCGTCAGGCACAGTAGCAGCATTCTCGGCAATCTATAGTGCTGATCGGGATCTGGTTGTTATTGTGCGGGACGGTGGTGTGAGCCCTATCAAGCAGTTTATTACCTCGGCCTCCCTTGGCAGTACAGGGGGATCGGTCACAACAATTCGTACTTCGGACGAATAAGTATGACAGTTTCAGGCGGTTGGACTGAGTTTTCGCTAGGGGCTATTTCAGACCCAGCGATTACAACCTATTTCTGTACAGATTTGACGAATAATACCTTTGGCACGAACGGATATTTTCATACGTGCAAGCCAACAAATAACGGCACAGGTATTACAGGAGCTTGGTTTTCTATCCCTTCCATTGATATGACGACATCGCAGCGGTTTTATTACGCTGACACAAATATCTCAGAAGCAATGGCGGCACTGAACGCAACAGATACGGGCATGGTCGTTCTGACTTCTGGCTCAGGTGCGAACTTAAAAGCCGCTTGTTGGAATGTAATCGGTGGGTCGGGTAATACTTACAAGCTGTATGACGGGGCGTGCCTTGTTAATGCTCAAAAGACGGATACCGCAGCAGACATAGACGTAGGGTTTGACGCTACTGCTGTGACTGGCGTTGGTTTTGGCTATAAAGACACGAATAAATACGTGACAATGAATTACGCCAAGCCTGGTTATGTAGAGCCGTATGTTCTAACCGGCACAGGTATTGATTTTTCTGAAGTAGTTGATGCGGAAATATCGGACGGGCTGAAGGCCATTATATCGCCCACTCAGAATATACATGCTTGCCGTATCGGGTTTGATGTGGGCAACGGAACCACAGCAACAACTTTTACAGAAGAATTAAAGACCTGGGAATTTTATGGTGATTTTGACCTGACAAAACCAGATCTCGCTCAATCACACGTAAACGATAATGACATTGGTTTCAGGGTGAACGCCTCGGCTAGTGACAGTGTAACTTTTACGTTTTGTAACTGGCTCGGAGAGACACCATTCTTTTGGAAATCAGAGAATACCGCCACCTTAGTTGAGTATCATTTTTGTGTAGTTAGAGGGGCAGGAACAACAATTCTTGACGATGATCATGAGTTTTTATCGAGCATTTTTGACAATTGCGGGACAGTGCAAACCACAGCGCCAACCATAGCAAACTCTGTGATTAAGAACGCAGTAACAGGGATTAGTATCGTTGACCCAACCGACTTTACAAATAACGATTTGCAAAATAATACAGTGGGAATGCTCTTTGATTTTGACAACAGCGACACTGTGACCTTAAGTGGGATTACATTTACAGGCAATACTACGGATGTTGAGTATACCGGCTCAGGCGTGCTGACCATACAACCGACTAACGGTACAGTCGTCGGCACGACTCTAGCAAGCGGGACAGGCTCGATAACGGTTGCAGCAAGCCCCGTCACGTTGAAAATAATTATTAAAGACCCTGATGGTAATTTGATCACAGATAGTACGGTGAACGTTCTAGTCGAGGCGGATACTGGCGGTGATTTATCAGTGGGCACTGACATTATTAAAGGCTTCACAGATGCAAATGGTGAGGTGTCAGATACGAGAGCTTACACATCAAACCAGCCGATCAAGGGCTGGATTCGACGCAGCTCGACCACACCATTTTATAAGCAAGCAGAAGTATCAGGGACAATTAATAGCGCTCAAGATCTTACGCTAGTGTTTTTGCTAGAAAGTGACGAATAATGGCAACAATAACTGGCGGGCTAACTAAGGTAGATATTACTAACGCAACGGATACAGCAACAATCGCCCTGCATCACATTACGCTAGCTGGGAATGCTGTAATACTCGGCATGACAAAAGGCCGGATTGTTAAGCCGTCTGGCACATATACAGACAACACCAACGGTGGCGTAGTGTTTGAGTTTTCTGCCATTGATATGACTGTAGCACGACGGCTGTTTTATGCTGAAATGCGCGCAGACAAGGAGCTGGATGTGTTGGTTGATAGCACTGGCCCTTGTTTATTTGCACTAACCAGCGGTACGGGTGCAAATATGAAGGAGGCTTGTTGGGCAATTTGCGGAGGTAGTGGGGATACCCACGACACGCAACAGCTATCCCTAGCAGTTAGGGCTGATAAGTCAGATACCGCAGCGTTCTACAATGGTAGTTACGATCCAGCGGCGGTCTCAGGGGTTGGTATTGGATGCGACCTAAAGCTAAAAGCAGACGCACATCAAGTATATTTGGCTTACACTGGTTATTTAGATCCGTATGTTTTAACGGGTGGAACAAGCGGTACACCTGCAACCTTTAAGGATATTACTGACGAAATTAAGCAAGGCAGTACTTCCACTATATTCTCACCAACCGAAAATATTCACGCTTCAAGAGGGGCGTGGATAATTGGCGACGGAGCGACTGAGACACACTTTGACGAGACCTTAAAAGTCTTTGAGTTTTATGGTTCGTTTGATGCGACACAATCATATATTAATCAATCGCACGTTGACGGAGATGATATAGGCTATGAGCGGAACGCTTCAGCCAGTGACAGCTCAACATTTACACTGTGCAACTGGATTGATGACACAGCGTTTTTCTGGAATACAATAGGATCTACAGCGGCAAGCATTGAGTATGTTTCGTGTACTATTAAGGGGCCAGGACTTTCAACGATAGTTGACGGCCACACCTTTGATTTTTGTACATTTGACTCAAGAGACACAATCACAACTACAGCACCTACTATCACCAATTCAACAATTAAAAACAGCTCGGCAACGGTGGCACTAGATATTGTTGATTCGGTTAATTTTACGGATAACACGCTAAGCAATAACACCACGGCAATGCGCTTTGACTTTGATGCAAGTGATACAGTTGTACTTGATAACATTACTTTCAGCGGTAACACGACAGACATTGAATATACTGGTTCAGGTGTATTAACGGTACAGCCGACCAACGGCACGACAATAGGCACAACGCTGGCAAGCGGCACAGGATCAATTGATGTTTCGGCTAGCCCTGTCACATTAAAGATCATTGTTAAAGACCCAAGCGGCAGCCTGATTACAGATAGTAGTGTGAACGTGCTTGTTCTTGCAGACAGCGGCGGGGCTTTATCGGTAGATACGCAGATCATAAAAGGGCTTACAGACATTAATGGAGAAGTTTCAGATACACGCGCATATACTGGAAACCAGCCGATTAAAGGGTGGGTACGTAAGTCGTCAGGATCACCCTACTATCGGCAGTTTAAAATCATAGGCGAAGTCTCGGCAGCAAATGGTCTGACGTTGACAGTAAAGATGGTGAGCGATGAATAATATCCCTTCAATCACATTAGCAGAAATCGAAGCACAGCTACCTTGCGGCTCCGGGCTTGATGAAGTGTATGCGCTGGCTCCGACAGATAAGAATGAGCGATTCACGCTACCGGCTAACTTGAGCTTTGAAGCGATGTTCTGGGTAGTTCGATACCTGCCAGACTTTAATCCACTTTGGAAAGCCTATGCCAAATGGTGTGCTGGACATGTCGCTTTTCTGGTGACAGATGAAACGGTATTAGGCTATCTCAACGATACTTCTTGGAACTCACTAAAAGATATTGAGCCAATAGAGACAGGTTTTAATCCAGCTAACAGGGCACTGAGAGAATCGAATAGAGAGCCTGAATGGGCGGCCTTACAGAAAACAATATTGTATGCGAAAAAGGCCATTGAATTACATGATCCTGCTTTAGTTGATGGCTTCAATGATCTAGTCGAAACCAAGCTAAGACAAGCATTCTTGACGGGTGAAGTCTGATGGATGCGGCTCATAAAAACATACTGGCAATCAAGCAGCATTCTGAAGAAACAAGGAAGCTGTTTAGAGCGGTTGAGGCTAAAACCAATACCATCGACATGCTGGCGCTAAAAATAGAGCAGTTAGAGAAGCAAGTACAAGCATTACAGGTGAAACTATTCAGCGGGGGCGCAACTGAATGATTACCGTCAACTATGCAGACCCTAACAACCTGATTATCAATATTCCGCGCAATGACATGACGTTGATCCAGTCTAACCCAACAGAGATTAGGCAGCTTGACTTGAATGCTTTTAGACTTGAACTGAAGTCAATCGAGGATAGCTCAGAAGGGATAGCGTTTCCAAGAACTCATAATCACAACACCACAGTCACAGTCGGCGGAGTGGTACTTGCGAGAGTAATTGAAATACTTGATCCTTACACGATTACGTTTGAGGATGGTCAGTATGCGGTCAACCTGGTTGGCGCTAACAGTAACGTAGGCGACAGAGTAAACGTTAACCAAGTGTCCGTCAGATCAACGAACTCAGCAGGCTTACAGGATCTAAGCACCCTATTGTCTTCGGCTTACGCTGGTAAAGTTTCTGTTGATCCGGTTGACGGACAAGCCGGAACATCTACACCTTTGGGCACCAGAAATATCCCGGTTAATAATCTGATTGACGCAATCACAATTGCAGATAAAAACAGCATTAAGACCTTACAAATCTTAAATAGTATGACGATTGATATTAGCGATTTTTCGAGGGGCTTTACGTTTGTAGGGGATAACGTTGCTACAGTCGGCATTGTTCTTGATGCCTCAACAAACGTTAATCGGTGTCAGTTCAAAGATCTCACGGTATCAGGGACATTAGACGGCGATAACGTACTAAAGAATTGCTCAGTCAAAACCGTTGAACACGTTCATGGCGAAATGATTGATTGCGGTATTGATGAGCAAATCACACTTACCAGCGGTGAAAAAGCCAGTCTGATCAATTGCTATAGCGTGGTCGTGAATGGGCCGAAGCCAATTATTGATATGGATGGCGGGGGCTATTTGAGTCTGCGAAATTACAACGGTACAGTACATCTTAGAAACTGCACGACAGGCGAGGCTATTTTGGATATGGCGTCAGGCACAGTAGTCATAGACCCAACCGTGACAGGCGGTCTAATTACTATCAGGGGCGTAGCAAATGTTGTTGACAATTCAGTGGGTGCAACCGTTGTTGATCAGACCGTCACACCATCGCTATTTAATTACATCATGGAAAATGGTGAGAGCTTTCAAGAAGCAGTCCGCTTGATTCGAGCATTCGCAGCCGGAGACGTTGAAGACGATGGAGCAGGCAATGCGGTAATCAAGTCGCTAGATGGTCTGGTAGACCGGATCACAGCAACATATGATCGAAACACAGGATCTCGCACAGTGACAGCGACTAATGCGGCTTAATTATCTTTTATCTGGCTTTTACGGCAGCGGATTCTTTGGCAGTAGTCGAAATCCAATTACATGGCTTTATTTTAGTCAGTACGAAATAGAAAAAGACTTTTTTTACTTCGCTAATGCAGATTACGAGAACGTCTTAGCTTACTTGCAAACACTCAGCAATGCGGCAAATGCCTCGTTGTTTAATCTGCAATCAAAGATTAAGCACAAAGGGTATAAATCTACGCTAACAAAAGGCATAGGATCACAATTGATAGCACAGAGTTATCAATCAAAAACGTCAAGTATCGGGGCCAAATATGTCATCTAACATTGATATCAGTCGGCAGCAAGGATCAACAGCGCAAATGCTGTTTACGATCACAAATGAAAGTGGTGCACTGGTTGACATTAGCAACTGGACAGACTTTGAATTAACGCCCTACATTGACCCGGCGCGTGAGTTTTCGCGCACTGTGACGTTTAACGATACCGCAGGCGGGACGTTTAGCGATACTGTTATGGTGATTGTCTGTAATTATACATTGCTGCTACCTAAGCAAGTAACAAGGGTCGCGAAGTCAAGCAGGGTTATTACCTATCATAACGGCAGGGATATCCCAACAAGCTATCCGAAAGATCCAAATAGCGATATATGGCTTGGCTTTGAAATGCTTGGCTTTGAAGATGACGAATGGATACAGGCGCACTCGATCTTAATAGATGGTGTCGTTGTTGCAAAAGGTGAAACGGTTAACGGCTTGACATATGTCGACTCAAAAACTAACGGTCTAAATATTGTTGGCGTAAGAGTTAAGGATGGCAATGAAGGTAATACTTCAAGGGTCACACTGAGATACACCACCCAATATATACCAAGCGATGATCGTTCTCAGGACTTTGAGATTAAGACGCTGTAAGCATGACAAGCCAAAAGGAGAAGCAAGACTGTTGGCTAAATCTCAGGCAAGCAGCGCAAAGCCTTGAAATTTCTGATACAGCCTTTTCAAAATGGAAAGTAAGGCCTGTCGCAAGGATAGGTAGAGAGTCATTTTTCACAATGCGTGACGTTCTGGATAACAGGCTACAGCACCAGCTAGAAAGCCAGCGGCAAAAGGGCGACGAAGACGCAGAGGGGCTAGAGTTTGAGCGCTTGAGACTAACCAGAGCGCAGGCAGACGGGCAAGAAATCAAGAATGAGATATCTCGCGGGAAAACAGCACCGATTGAGATTGTTCAGGTCGTTTTATCAAGAATAGCAGGCGAAGCGGCAGGCGAGCTGGATAGTATTCCTTTAAATATTAAGCGTAAAAATCCAGATATTGATAATTTGATTATCGAGGATATCAAGCGACATTGCGTCAAAGCTCAGAACGCAATTGCTCGATGTGACGATACGCTAGACGATGTATTAGATGACTATATCACTGACACTACAACAGGTTAAAAACCTCAAGAAGTCAGTCAGAGAAGGCCTAAAAACATTCGAGCGCCCTGAGCCTATGAGCTTGTCAGAATGGGCAGACGAAAACTTTTATCTGTCTTCTGAATCCTCATACACAGAGGGTAGGTGGAAGTCATTGCCGTTTCAGGTGGCGATATTAAATGCTATTGGTCACGACGACATAAGAACAATTAACTTTATAAAGTCGGCGCGGGTAGGGTACTCGCAGATGATACGGGCGGCAGTCGGCTATTACACAGAGCACAAATCGCGCAATCAGTTGCTATTTCAGCCGACAGACGCAGCGGCAAGCGGCTTTATGAAAGCTCACCTAGAAACGATGATTCGCGACGTGCCGGTGGTGAAGGCGTTAGCGCCTTGGATCGGAAAGAAGCACCGCGATAACACCATGGACACTAAGCGCTTTTCAAACGGTAAGCAGCTTTGGTGCTTTGGTGGCACGGCGGCGAAAAACTACCGGGAAAAGTCGGTTGATGTTGTTTATTACGATGAGCTGGCAGCGTTCGATGACGATATAGAGAAAGAAGGGTCGCCAACGTTTCTAGGCGATAAGCGAATTGAAGGCTCGGTTTTTCCCAAATCAGTCAGGGGGTCAACGCCAAAAGTATTGGGTCAATGTCAGATAACCAAAGCGGCCGATGAATCAGATTACTTCTTTAAGTTCTATATCCCATGTCCTCATTGCGGCAACGAGCAACCGTTAGAGTGGGGCGGTAAAGACTGTAAGCATGGCTTGAAGTGGTTTGATAACAATCCTCGCACTGTACGGTATGCCTGTATTGAGTGCGGAGCGTTATCAGAGCAGCGAGAAATGAACCCGATGCAGAAGCAGGGCGTTTGGCGCGATGGCGACACATGGACAAAAGACGGACTAGCTTACTATACAAACAATGACAAAATTGAATCCCCGGAAGCGGTTAGCTTTCACTTATGGACGGCTTATAGCCCGTTTACGACATGGACTCGAATTGTCCAGGATTTCCAGAAAACTAAGAAAGACCCAAGTAAATTAAAAACGTTCGTGAATACAACGCTTGGCGAATGCTGGGATGATACGGAAGGCGAAAAGATAGAGCCACACGCTTTGTATATGCGTCGAGAGTTTTATCAGCATTCTATACCTGTAGAGAAGTGCGTACTCACGGCGGCGGTTGACGTTCAAGATGACCGAGTTGAGATTAAGGTCAAGGCATGGGTCGCAGGGGAAGAAAGCTACAACATATCTTACGAGCGTCTATATGGTGATCTTTCCCGGTCTGAGATATGGGAGCTACTGGCTAGAAAGCTACGACAGCAATACACGCTGCCCTCGTCATTGAAGACGGATATTAGGCTAGCCCTAATCGACTCAGGAGGACACTTCACTGACGAAGTATATCTGTTCTCTAAAAAGTACGGAGCACAACGTTTTATACCCATTAAGGGTCACTCAATAATGGGCAAGCCTATTGCCGACTTTCCACGAAAGCGCAATAAGCAGGGCGTATATCTAACCATGATTGGCACCGATACCGCCAAAGAGGTGATCACAGGTAGGCTGTTGATCCCTGTCCCTGGTGAGGGGTTTATACACTTCCCTCAGAGTGAACAGTTTGATGAACAGTATTTTGAGCACCTGACCAATGAGCGGCGAGTGTCCAAGATTGTGAAAGGTAGGCGTGTCATTGTCTGGGATGCTGGCGGCAGACGTAACGAGCCGTTTGACCTTGAGGTTTATAACTTGGCAGCAGTTCGTATTTTGCAACAGCACTTCGGCATCAACCTCAACAACTATTCAGTGCAAGAAGCTGCTAGCCCGGCAAAGCCGAAATCGAAAAAACGCCCTAAGAAAATGCTGGATCTGGAGAGCTAAAAATGACTGCCCAACAAATGTATGACAAGTATCTCGCGGCTGAACTAAAGATCTTGGAGGGACAAGAGGTGCGATTCGGTGAAAGATCATTAACACGAGCAGACCTCGCAGAAATTCGAAGAGGGCGCATTGAGTGGGAAAGAAAGTTGATAGGTAAAAGTCATTCACTGGCGAGTTTTTCATAATGAATATGTTAGATGCTTTAATCCGACCTCTTTCGCCCTCATGGGCGCTTAGACGGACGCAGGCAAGGCAATTATTAGCGGCTTATGACGCGGCCACACCTACACGCACGAGGCGTAATCCAAAAGATAATGCGTCAGGCAATGCGCTTACCGCAAAGGCGGGTGAAACTTTACGGGGTCAGGCTAGATACCTTGAGCAAAATCACGATCTTTGTCGCGGCATTTTACAGACAATGGTATCTAATATTGTCGGGCCTAAAGGTATAGGTATCGAGCCGCAGGTTTTCAATAAGTCCGGCGAAATAGATAAGGAGTTTTCTAAGCAGATTCAAAAGCTGCTTAAGAATTGGGCGCGAAAGCCTGAGACTACTCAACAAATGTCATGGGCAAAAACGCAGCGAATGGTTGCGCGGTCTTGGCTTCGTGATGGTGAGTGTTTATCTAAGGCGGTTATCGGCAATATCCAGACCTTGCGGCATGGTACGACTGTGCCGTTTTCAATCGAGTTGCTGGAAGCGGATTTTATTTCCGAGATTAGTGACGACAAAAACGTTATACAAGGGATAGAGACAAACGGCTGGGGCCAACCAATTTTTTATCACTTATACGACCAGTACCCTTCTGACAAATTTATATACAGCATGAAAACGCGCAAGGTCAGCGCCGGTGTGATTGACCATATTAAGTTCGCTGACAGGTTCAAGCAGGTCAGGGGCGTGTCTATTTTTGCTGCAGTGTTGAGCAGGCTAAACGATTTAAAAGACTATGAGGAATCAGAGCGCATAGCGGCCAAGATTGCGGCGAATATGGCAGCGTATATTAAGAAAGGCTCGCCAGACTCTTATATCAAATCTGATGATGATGAAGACGACAGGGATTTCTCAATGGGCGCAGGGATGATCTGGGATAATTTATTGCCAGGTGAAGACGTTGGCACTATCCAAAGCAATAGACCTTCAGCACAACTAGAGCCATTCAGGAATGCAATGCTGAAGGCAATCGCTTCTGGCACTGGCGCGGGTTATTCGTCCATATCGAAAACCTATGACGGCACATATTCAGCGCAGCGCCAGGAGTTGGTCGAACAATGGATTGTTTACGCCACACTCTCTGACGAATTCATTCAGCAGTTTGTTGAGCCGACCTATATCCGTTTCGTGAAGACAGCAATTAGTTCAGGGGTGCTAGCTGTCCCTGACAATATTGACCAAGACACACTATTCGACGCTGATTATCTGACACCTTCAATGCCTTGGATTGATCCCAAGAAAGAAGCAGACGGCCATGAAAAACAACTGCAATTGAAAATCACTTCGCCACAGAAAATTATTAGGCAGAAGGGCGACAATCCTAATGAAATATTAGACCAGTGGCAAAAGTGGGATGAGGCGCTCGATGAGCGAGGTCTAAAGATCGAAGAGGTCGATCCTCCCCCTAACAACCAACCAAATACAGAACCCGCTTAACGCGGGTTTTTTTATGCCCAGAGGAAAAGCAAATGGCTAAAAACTGGTACGAAATCAAAGCGCAGCGAGATAGTGCAGAGATCTCAATTTACGACGAGATCGGCGCTTGGGGTGTTAGCGCCAAAGACTTTATGGACGAGCTTAAAAAGGTTGAAAGCAAGCGCGATCTTACCTTGAGAATTAACTCGCCGGGCGGCTCTGTTTTCGATGGCATGGCTATCTACAGCCAACTTAAAGCAAGCAAGGCGCAGATCACCGTTTATATCGACGGTTTGGCGGCGTCCATGGCGTCAGTGATTGCAATGGCGGGCGATCTAATCGTTATGCCTGAAAACGCCATGATGATGATCCACAACCCTTGGTCAGTCGCAATCGGTGACGCAGATGAGCTGCGCAACAACGCTGACCTGTTGGACAAAATCAAATCAACAATGATCGGCGTCTACTCGAAGAGAACCGGCCTATCTGACGACGAAATCAGCGCAATTATGGACGCAGAAACATGGCTTACCGGTGCAGAAGCGTTAGAGCAAGGTTTCTGTGACGAAGCATACGAGGCGCTAGACATGGCGGCTTGCGTAAAGAGCTTCGATTTATCCCTTTTCCAAAACAACCCATTTCAAAAAGCGTCGGCGGTGGCTGACAACAAACCCCAAAAGGAGACTTCTATGCCTACTGAAAACAAGGCCACCGAAACGGTGGATAACAAAGAGACCATTGATACCGCAGTACAGGCAGCAATGGACAAAGAAGCAAGCCGGAAGAAAAGCATTGTTGCCTCATTTGGTGACTTCGCGAAAGATCACGGCGAGCTATTGACAGCGTGTCTAGCTGATTCAGAAATCTCTGTTGAAGCGGCACAAACCAAGTTGCTCGATGCTATCGGCAAAGATGAAAAGCCGTTTACAGGGTCTATTGAAGTTGGCAAATCAGGGAATGAGCGGTTCCTTGAAGACGCAACGGCGGCGTTAGCAGCAAGGGCAGGCGTTGGCACTGTTGACTCAAGCAACCCTTTGCGCGGCTGTAAGCTGGAAGACCTTGCCAAGCGATCACTTGAGCTTTCGGGTATGAGTGTTGGCGGTATGGACTCTCGTAAGATTGTCGGAGCGGCATTTACACAGACTACAAACGACTTTCCTGTACTTCTTGAGAATACAATGCACAAGGTACTTCAGAATGCCTATGCAACCCAAGAGGACACATGGAGTCGTTTCTGTGCAATTGGCTCGGTGGGCGATTTTAGAGCGCACAATCGTTACCGTACTGGTAGCTTTGGCAATCTGGACTCCCTGAATGAAGCGGGCGAATACCAGAACAAAGCAATTCCTGATGGTGAGAAATCACAAATCACGGCATCCACAAAAGGTAACGTTATCAATCTGACTCGACAGGCGATTATCAACGACGATATGAGCGTGTTTACCAGCTTGGCATCAAACCTTGGGCGCGCAGCTCGTCGTACCATTGAGACAGATGTTTATGCCTTGCTTGGTGAAAATAGCGGTCTCGGCCCCACCATGTCTGATGGCAACACGCTTTTCCATGCTAACCACGGCAACATCGGCGGTGGCGCTGCGATTTCTGTCGCAGCTATTGAAGCGGATCGTGTATTAATGGGATCTCAGATGGATATCAGCGGCAATGATTACCTTGATCTACGCCCAGAAATCTTGTTGGTAGGGCTTGGGCTTGGCGGTACAGCCAGAGTAATCAATGACGCTCAGTATGATCCTGATACCGCCAATAAGCTGCAACGTCCTAACATGGTGCGCGGCCTGTTTAATGACATTGTTGATACACCACGATTAAGCGGGACACGCCGTTATATGTTTGCGAATCCTTCGCTGGCCCCAGTGATCGAGGTCGCATTCCTGAATGGCGAGCAATCACCTTTCCTTGATTCTGAAGACGGGTTCTCTGTTGACGGTATTCGATGGAAGGTGCGTATGGATTACGGTATTGCAGCAATTGATTATCGCGGCGCGGTAACAGACGCAGGCGCTTAAAGCTAACAACTGAATCTATGCCTTTCGCACGAGAGGCATACTTTTAATCTTTTATTAAGGTGAATTTTCATGGCTACTAATTATGTGAATGAGGGCTTGTCCCTTACTTATACAAACTCAGGCAGCGCAATCTCTAGCGGAGATATTGTGGTTGCTGGCAATCAAATCGGCGTTGCACTGGTGGACATTGCTAACGGCGCAACTGGTGAAGTTGCGGTACAAGGCGTTTATACCGCCTCCAAAGTTTCCGCAGCGGTCATTGCCCAAGGCGAGAGCGTTATTTATGACGTGTCAGCAGGGGCGTTTGATGATAACGCGGCGACACCAGCAACAGGCGATGTTTCTGGTTGTTGTGTTGCAATGGAGGCGGCAGGGGCCGGTGTACTGACAATCAAAGTTAAATTGAATGTTGGAATTGGCACTGTAGCGTAAATGAGAAGGGGGGCAACCCCCTTTTTATTGGGGTGATCGCATGTTTGAAGACTCTTTAACAGATTTATCAGCGGCAATATTCGGGGCGTTTTCCGATCAGGCGCTATTCAATAACGCTTATGTCGTTAACGTGATTCTGGATAAAAATGTTGAAAGGACGGCAGAGTATGGAGAAGTGATTTTTAACTCTTATGAGATTACGGTGAGCCATCAAGAAGTTGACCGCGTGACGATCAACGACACGTTTGACGTAGGCAGCGATAGTTACAAGGTTACAAAGATAATGGTTTCTGATGATCGGCTGACGGTTGCGGCGGTAGTAAAAACGTCATGAATCTTGACCGGCAGATAGAAAAGCTAAACGGCACACTGGACGCGATAATCAGGAAAGACGTGGCCAGAAGCGTATCAAGAGCACTAAACCGGACAGCCACAAAGGTTCAGTCTGAGACAGTTAAGAGCGCTAGCGCAGAAACAGGCATAGCGCAAAAATATCTTAGACCAAGGGTTTATATACAGAAGGCGACCATTTATGAGCCTATTGCTTATTTGCGAGTGTATCGAAAAGCGATAAACGCGATAAACCTGAATCCTACCCCGCAAGCGCGAGGATTTAAAGTAGCAAAGAAACAAGAAAAGCGGACGTTTATTGCGGCACACCATAAGAGTATGAAGATATTTTTATGGCAGCGGGACGAAATTACTACGCGCAAATTTCGACTACCACAAAATAGAAAGGGCAGAAGCTATCCAATCCGTCCAGTTAAAGTGAAGGTTTTCGACGCACTTACTCGAAATGTTTTAGCGATCAGGGATCAACAAATGGCCACAACATATCCAAAACGGCTTGACCACGAATTAGAGCAGAGCTTAAAGGCGTATGGCTAGACAACAAGTTAGATCGGCATTTGCTAGCGCGGTGAATTCAGTTTTCACTGACCCGGTTTTTTCAACACGAATTACAGACGGCAGAGAATATTCTAGTTTTGTGATGATCCATATTAGCGGCGGCAGCTTTACGCCCTTATTAAATGGCACTCAGTTTGAAACAAGGTGTGATGTTTACGTTTCTATCTACAAAAATTCGGCAACAGACGAGCAGCTAGACGTAATTTCAGAAAGCATTATCGCCGCAATATCCAACAGCGCAGACATCAAACAATACTGCAAACGCCCTCTGCCGGTCTCTTTTGAGTATGACCAGCAGAACGACGACTACAACGGATTGACGCTAATTTATAGCGCGATTTTCTAACACTTATCAATGATCGAATGAGCCGCTTAATTGCGGCTTTTTTGTTTCTAACTGGTCGCTTTTGTGCGGCCTTTTTTATATCAAGAGGTTGGCATTATGGCTACAAACGCATTTTATTCAGGAGTGGTTTTTTCATTAGGTGACGGCGGTGGCCCTGAGGTCTTTACGCCACTTGAAGAAGTGACCGAAATTTCAGGGCTTGGCGAAAACACAGAGCTTATCGAGGTAACGCATTTTGGCTCAGGCGGTAGCAAGGAATATATTGCTGGCCTTGCGGACGGTAAAGAATTTACTGTCTCATGCAACCACATTATTGATGCTGCCCAGCAGGTGTTTGCCAAAGGCAATAAAGGCAATGCTGGTAATGTCAGGGTTGCTTATGACGATGGCTCGGCTACCGAGACTTATGATTTTGAAGTTGTTTACATGGGCTGGGAATTAGCTCCAAGTAATAGCGATAAAAACGCTATCACATTAACGTTCAAAATCAGCGGCGGGATTACTGAATCATGATCAATAACATAGAAGCGCTCAAGAAGTTATGCGCAGTTAAAGAGCATGTTGTCGAGATAACTGGAACAGGCGAAACGATCAAGCTAAGAGAGTTGACCGTTGGCGATAGAGCTGATCATTTGAAATGGTGCAAGGAATACCCGGAGCAATTTCATTTGATCGGCGCAATGCTTGTTGCTCGATCCTGTCCTGACTTAGCAGATTCGGATGCAGAAGAACTAATGTCGCTAGGGGCTGATTATATTCAAGATCTAAGCTCAGAAGTTCTAAAAGTGTCCGGCTTGCTTTCTGACTCGGTGGACGACGAAGTAAAAAACTAAGAGAGCGGCCAGAGGAAAGGTTCAAGTGTGAGCTTGCCCTTGCCCTTGGTCGCACCCTTTCAGAAATTGACGACATGAGTCACAAAGAATTTACGCGATGGATGGCGTTTTATTCGCTTCAGCCTTTTGGCCCGAGACGTGACAACATTCACGCGGCGATGATTGCGTCAACAGTCGCAAATTGCCACAGCGAAAAACGCTTTACCACGAAAGATTTTATGATCTCGGATGAAGTTGAAGATAGCAAAAGCAAGACAATGAACTTTATTGCCAACATTAGAAACCTAGCCGAAAAGAAGGGGCAGCATGAGTAACGAACTGCAACAGTCTAAACTTATTGTCCAGCTAATCGGAGACAACGAAGGTTTAAAAAAGACCGTCAAAGAGTCTCAGCGCAAAATAGAGGCATTTGGTAATAAAGTTCGCAGCTCGACAGGCAAGGGCGCGGCTGGATTTAGAGAAATGAATCGGGAAGCGCGGCAGGCTCAAAAGGCCATGGGCCAGATGAACAACCGCGTAAATAACTTCAGCTACCAAATGCAAGACGTTATCGTACAGGCGCAGGCCGGAGCTAGCGGCTTTACCATTTTGGCACAGCAAGGCTCACAGCTTGCTATGTCACTTGGCGCTCACGGCGCTTTAATCGGTGCTATATTGGCCTTTTCTGGCGCTATTGGCGGCGTACTGTATCGCGCTCTGACGAATACTTCAGCCGAAGCGGAGAAGCTAAGGGAAAAGCTGGATGACATGATCCCTAATACGCCAAGGGGTCAGATGAAAGACCTTAACGCGATGATTAAGGAGGCAACCAAGCAGGTAGAGGAATATCGGCAGGAGTTTGAAACACTTAAAGCACAATCTGATAATTGGAAGCGTGTAAAAGAGAGCCTTGCGCCAGACGATAAGCAAAATAGACAGACGTTTAGTGAGCTGCAAACTAAGTCGATGGAGGGGCGGGTAAAAGCATTAGAAAAAATTGCTGACGCAGAAGATGTTTTAAATGTCTTGAAGGAAAAAAGAAAAAACCTGATAGGTGACGTTACCGGCGAAACAGAGACAAACAAGCGGCTTGATAAAATCCGCGAATTCGTCAAGACAGAAACAGAGATTGAGAACAGCCGTTACGCTGACCAGCAGAGGGATCTTGATAATGCTCTGAAAGGTAAAGCTGGCAAAGAAGAAGAATACCAAACTTTGCAGCTCAAATTAAAAGAAAAGCACCTTCAAAAACTGGCAGACCTCGATGAAAAAGCCATAGCAGATACGAACAAGGCATTCGACCTTGAGAAAAAACAAATGCTGGCGGCTATTGCCCAGATAGAGAAAGCAGGACAGTCGCCAGAGCATCGCGAAGATGCAAGGCACGATCAAGCGCTCAAGGTTCTAGAAAAATTCAGAGAATCAGGGCTTGATGTAGAGAATAAATATAACCAATTGCTAGAGGCGGAAAGGGCGCGACATAAAAATGCAATGGATAGCATTGATAATGCCAATAAAGCGAAAAAAGCCAGTGAGAAAGAAAAGGCCAGAGCGCCAGAAATTGAAAGACAATCGGCTTTTATGTCGGATATCAACAAAATAACCAGCGACCTGACATCAAGGGAAAATGCAGAAGCCCAAAGCTATAAAAGAAGACATGAGCTGTTGCGTCAATTTATACAAAAGAACCCAGAGCTGCACAAGCAGGGACTCAAGTTAATCGAGGAAGAAGACGCAAGGCACAGAAAAGCTATGAGTGAAGCCAAGATTGCTGATCTTCAGCAGCAGGGCCAGCATGTCAGCGCGTTGATGGAGCGTTACAGATCGGAAGCGGCTAATTCAGCAGAATACTTTGATAATGTCATGGCGACTAGCCTTGATAGCTTTGTGTCCAGCTTTGCCAGCGCGATGGCAAACGCGATTGTCTACGCTGATGACTGGCGCGATGCTCTTGATAACGTAGCAAAAGCAGCGATTGCCAATGTGATTTCAGGGCTTATTCAGATGGGCATACAAGTCCTTGTCCTCAAGGCTATTTCATCCTCAGCAAAAGTAGCAGAAACAGCGGAGGCCGTTGCAGCCGGTGCGACAATCGCGGCAGCATACGCACCAGCGGCAGCGGCAGCATCTTTGGCCACATCTGGCATGAACGCAGTCCCGGCGGCAGAGGGTGTGGCAACAGTATTCGGCCTTACTTACTCACTTGCAGGCATGGCGCACGACGGTATAGCCAATATCCCCAGCGAAGGCACATGGTTGCTTGATAAAGGCGAGCGAGTATTTAGCGCAGACCATAACGAGCGGCTGGTTAAGGCAATGGAGGGCGAGGGAGGCAGAGGGACGAATGTAACCAATATTTTCCAAATATCCGCAGGCGTGGCAGGCACAGTAAGAGCAGAAATTGAAAAAACACTACCAGCAATTGAGCGCATGACCAGATCCAGTGTTGAAAATGCCTTGCGTTCAGGCGGTCAACTATCCAGAGCGGCAGGGGTAAGATAATGGCAATTAATTTTCCTAATGTGTACGGCGTCTCAGAGTCATGGCAATTAACTGCTAATACGCGAGCATACGTTTCAGAGCTTACCGGCGCAGAGCAGGTTGCAAGTCTTCCCGGCGATAAGTGGATCGCCAATATCTCATTTAATAACCTGGTTAGATCTGATATCGGCAAGCTAAGAGCTTTTCTTGCAGCAATGAGAGGGAGGTCAGGCACTTGTTACCTATCACCGCAGGAGACCCCGTTAGGCACTGTTTCAGGCACCCCTTTGGTTAACGGCGCAAGTCAGACAGGCACGACCCTTGTGACAAACGGTTGGGGGGCTAGTGAAACCGTATTGATGGCAGGTGATTACTTTGAGGTTAACGGTGAATTGAAAGTTGCAACGGCTGACGTGGTGAGCGATGGAGCAGGCGCGGCAACGATCAATTTTGCGCCAGATCTTAGACAGTCCCCTGTCGATAATGAGCCAATAATTGTAAGCAATCCAAAGTGCACCATGAGGCTAACAGATGACAGTCAGGCGCAATGGCAGTTATCCCTTAGCCGCGTCTATGTTGTTGGACTTAGCCTTGTCGAGAGCATTGTTTAATGCGCGATATTGAAGCGCTAGCACTCGCAGAATTAAGCGAGGATAACTTACGCTATATTTATCTGGTTGACCTGCAATTCGATAGTGGTAGTTTGGCGTTTAATTCGACGCTATCAGTCTATACATGGAACAGCACGACCTTTTTAGGGGCTGGCAATCTTGGCTCTGTCAGTAACCTTTCTGAAAGCTCAACGCTAGACCCTTCGAGCTGTAGCGTTTCTTTGTCAGGCATAAATGACGCACTACTGTCTGCCATTCTTGCAGAAGAATACTTGAATCGACCTGCAATTATTTATATCGCCATGCTTGACAGCGTTAACCAAATTATCGGCACCCCTTTCATTTTGTTTGACGCATTAATGGACGGTATCGCGGTTGAGTACGGCAAAAAATCCACGATTACAGTGTCCTGCAAAGACCGACTTTCCGCATGGGATAGACGCAAAGTAAGGCTCTGGACAGACGCAGAACAAAAAGCAAAGTATCCGCTAGATAAGGGGTTTGAGCACTTGAACTTTATTGCTGATAAAGAAATTATCTGGCCCGATAAAGGATGGAACGGTTAATGGGAAATTGGGTCACTGACAGATGGGATGACTTTACAGATTCGGTGGAAGAATTCACCGACGCGGTGATTCACGGAGACTTTAGCAAAGCCTTTGAAATGACTGCCAAGGGAATGCTCGGAGCGGTCACTCTTGGCTTGTCTAATCGTAAATTCATGCCTGATACGCCAAATGTAGGCGTAGCAGCACAAGATAGAAAGATCACACACAGGAGTACTGTTGCACCTCATGAAATAGTTTACGGCGAAGTGAGAAAGGGCGGGAACGTTGTTTATATTGCATCTACAGGCGCAAATGACCGTTATATGCACCTTGTTGTTGTATTAGCGGCGCATAAAATCAGCCAGATTGAAAATATATACTTTAACGACACGCTGGTTGCAGTAGGCATTCCCACTTTTTCCCAATTTCAATCTTTTACAATTGAACTGGATTATAGCCAGAAATTATTTTGCTACGCATGCTTAGGAGGGCAGTCGTGGGTGCCTCCCGAAATACTTGATGAGACCCCGATAGGGTGGACGTCAGAGCATATTTTAGAGGGACATGCTTACCTGTATATGAAACTGACCTATGACCGCGATCTGTATCGGAGCGGCATACCCAATGTAAATGTCACAACAAAAGGGAAGATTGATATTTATGACCCCCGGACAGTTACTTATATCAACTCAGACAATCACGCCCTTTGTGTTCTTGATTATATTCTTAGCGACTACGGCCTGAACGCGCCTTCCAGTGAAGTGGACATGCAATCCATCATCGATGGGGCTAATTATTGTGATGAAATGGTTGGCACACCCTTGCAGCATTGGAGCGGGTTAACTGAAGAAAAACGCTTCACCGTTGCTGCTGTGCTTCGAGTCGAAGGCAAGCCGATAGACAACCTTGAGCAGTTGGTGATGGCCGGTGGTGCAATCCTGACATTTTTTCAGGGCAAATGGCGCTACATATCGGCAAAGTATACCGCGCCAGTTTTAAGTCTCAACGAGGATGACTTAATTAGCGGCGTGAGCTTTTCACCTTCAGCCGGGCGTGATTCGAGGATTAACATTGCAAAAGGGCAATACATTAATCCACAAGAAGAATGGGAGCTTACTGACTATCCACAGGTGCGCGTTGATTCTTATATTGCAAACGACCTTGAGGAGCTAGAAACCACCGTCGATCAGCCTTTTATTACATCGCCATATCGTGCTCAGCGACTTGCCAAGATTGCAATGGAGCGCAGTAGATATGGGCAAACAGTTAAGGTTACAGCGAAGCTTAAAGCACTTCAATTAACTGTTGGTGACAGGGTATCGCTGACCGTTACAAAGCTTGGCTGGACGCCTAAAGTATTTCTTGTCTTGAATATTGAGCTAGATCTCAATTACGGCGTGACGCTGACGCTAAAAGAAGATCATTCCGACATTTACGACTGGAACGTAAACGAGCAAACGACTGTGACCGCGCCGCCAACGGTCAACCTGCCTGATATGTCGCCAGTCGCGCCGACAGACTTAACCATAGGCGAGGAGCTTTATACCACCACCACCATAGCAAACATTAAAGCAAGGGCATTGATAAGCTGGACAGGTGTTGACGTGCCTAAGCAGTGGTACGACTCACAATATAGAGTAAATGGTGATACAGAGTGGTTATGGATTGATTCATACTCGGAAGGTGAAGACGTTCATATTGATGACATCAAGCCAGAGACCTATGATTTTAGGGTTAGATCCCAAAACGGGATAGGCAAGTACAGCGCATGGGCTGAAATAACCGCGCAGGTATTCGGCAAAACCGCACCGCCAGATGACGTTGAATCGCTGTTTCTCGATGGGGATATTCTAAATTGGACTTACCCAAACCCGCCTTTAGATTTGGCAGGTTTTGAGATACGCATTCACCACGGCAACCGGCAGACATGGGCTGATGCAACGCCTTTGCATGTAGGGATTGTCACCGCGTCAAAGTTTAATGTACTTGGATCGACAACGGGCGAAAAAACTTTTCTGGTCAAAGCGATTGATACCAGCGGCAACTACAGCGCAAACCCGGCTATCGTGGTGTTGGGCCTTGGGGATCCTGTTGTTGATAACGTGATTTTGACTTATGACTACAAGGCGAATACATGGCCCGGCACGATTACAGACGGATCAATCAACGGCTCAAACGAAATCGAAGCGGATCAGGTGGGTGTTTTTTACAACTCTGATCCAAATTCTATATTCTACGACCAAAACGCAGCGAATGACTTTTATCAAAGCACCTATCTAAAAGTAGTATATGCCTTTGAATATACGGTAGCAGCGCAGGATGCAGGCTCACAGTTAACCATTGACGCAACGATTGTTGGCGACTCTTTTCAGATTGATTATATACCGCCAAGCGGGGGCGCGACCTATGCGCCATTCCCCGGCTACATTCCGAAAGCTGAAGCAGGCCTGTATAAGTTCAAGATCTATATCCCCTCGCAATTCGGCGCAGTGGCGCCAAAGATCACAGCGTTATCTCTGAATCTGGACGTTGAAGACATTACGGAGAATTTCGAGAATATAGCTATCGCAAGTGGTGGCACTCGCTTACCAATCACCAAGACTTATCGAGGCATTAAAAACGTCACGCTCACAATGCAAACCGACGCGAGCGGCGTATCTGCTTTGAAAGTCACAGACAAAAATCACACATTAGGGCCGCTCATCTATGCCTATGACACAGGCGGGACAGCGGTTGCAACCAATATTGACGCATTCGTAAGGGGATACTAATGGCATTACCAGCGGCAAACGTGCTGGGCAATCCAGCAACCACAACTTCAGCATTTCAAACAGCGATTGAAGATCAAAGGCAGTTTATTGAAGATCTGGTGTTTTCAAATATTGGAGGCCAAGCCACGGCGGGGCAAATTGCAACAGCGCTTGTGTCTGTCTCTGAGGTGAAGATTGGCACGAACGCTGGATTGACAAGCCAAACAGCGGAAGCTATTGCAATCGGACACAGTGCAGGACAGACCTCGCAGGGCGGCTATGCAATATCGCTTGGCTGGAGCGCAGGCAACGGCACGCAAGGCGCAAGTGCTATTGCAATTGGGCCGGACGCAGGAAACTACACGCAAGGAGCGAGCGGCGTATCTATTGGAGATCGAGCAGGAACAACCTTGCAAGGGAGCGAAGCTATCGCTATCGGCAGGCAGGCTGGGAACGCAAATCAATCAACTGATGCTATTGCTATCGGGCCGAGTGCTGGGCAGACAAGCCAAGGCGTTAACTCTGTCTCAATAGGATCGTCATCCGGCGCAAATAGTCAAGGAGCCTCAAGTGTTGCGGTGGGCTATAGGGCTGGCTGGAATCTTCAGTCGACTTCTGGAGTCGCGATTGGTCGCGATGCTGGCTACACAGGACAAGGCCAAGACTCGGTTGCAATTGGGTATGATGCTGGCTATTCAGGTCAGGGGCATAGCTCTGTTGCAATCGGATTATCAGCAGGTGAAACAAATCAGGGGAATTGGTCGGTTGCTTTAGGACATGCGTGCGGAGGGACAGGCGATTACTCTATTGCTATCGGATCGGGGGCGAGCACATCAACCTATTTAGGAGCGGTTGCTTTTGGCTATGGCACTAGCGTAACTGATAATTACATGGTGCAAATTGGCGGATCATTAACCACCACTTATGCTTATGGCGCTGTCCAGAATCGCTCGGACGAACGAGACAAGGCTGACATCGAAGATACAGACCTTGGCTTAGATTTTATTGCATCCCTTCGCCCGGTCAGTTTTAAATGGGATTATCGCGAGGACTACAAAACAGAAAGGGATCAACCGCTTTCAGAAGTTGTGAAGAATGGCTCAAAAGTGCGAAGCAGAAAGCATCAAGGTTTAATTGCTCAAGAAGTAAAGCTGGCAATGGACTTGCTTGGCGTTGACTTCGCAGGCTATCAGGATCACTCAATCAATGGCGGCGATGATGTTAAGTCGATTGGGTATAGTGAATTAATCGGGCCAATGATCAAAGCGATTCAGGAGCTGAAAGCGGAAATTGATGAGCTTAAACAAAACCATGTGTAGTTCCAGAAACTGGATAGCAAGCGCCCTCGTGGCGCTTTTTTTATGTCTATCCGGTTGCTCAGTCTATACCGGCCTGTCGATCCATCCTGAAAGCCTGGATGCTCCCGAATTTAACGCACCAAACCCTATCGGCATATTAGGCGCAGAGTACAGGAAGGGGCGGTATACAGGTTTCTGTGAGCATAGAAGCTCGATACCTTATACTGAAGAGGGGTACGGCCTGAATGAATGCGGGGTGAAAATATCTCTTGATTCCCTCGGGGTAACTTTCCCTTGATTCCCTTGGGGTAACTTTACCCTGAAATAGCCTCTAATGTGTTGCTTGGGAAGTTGAAAAGCATCACTCCCTGATCCGCTTTAAGGTCTCGGTACTCAAAGAGTCCGATAAAGAAACCCTCAAGCACAACGTCAGACATGCGCGAGTGCCTTGGATTATCAACAGGCGTTCGCCATCCTCTCAGCTTGCCTTGGCTTGCAGTAATACCGCCAAGCGCAAATATCTCAAGCATTAAATCAATATCCCTCGATAACCCGGTAATTTGAATTATACTTTTGAATACATCGTTGTTTGTCACAAAAACCTCTTGATTCCCTTGGGGTAACTTCACCCTAAACTTGATTCCCTCGGGGTAACTCCCCTTGATTCCCTTGGGGTAACATGGGCCAGATCTTGATTCCCATGGGGTAACTTTGCCCAGATTTCGATCAAATGCGATAAGCTCTCATTTGCGAACACTCTCAAGTGAGACGAATTCTCATTTACCCGTCCTTCTGTGCGGCCATATAAGCGCCAAAACAAAAAGGCACACATTAGTACCCTGAATGCATGAAGCGCTTGTGTGCGCTTATTTTGCCTTGTGTGCGATATTAAAAGTAGCACCAGAAAGCAATACGCGCCACATGACAGCAAGAATTCGACCTTATACTATAGTACCTATTCAAATCAATACGGGTTACGCGCAACTATAGGGCGTTTAAAGGGGTCAAAGGGAAGGGTAAAAACAAAAAAAGCGCCAGGTTGTTAAGCGAGGCGCAAAAAAAAGCCCGGACGAATCCGGGCATGTAGCTAGTTGTTAGTTATATTCTGGTTACTCGTAGCTCGATCATTCGCCTAATATTTTCTATAGTTAAGTCTTCCAACAAAAACTTGTACTCCTCAAAAATATAATCTGGTTTTAATTGTCTACAGAAAATAAAGAAAGGCTTTTCAATTCCGACGTATTGCAAGCCGGTTTGCTTGCCAAGTTCGCGTAGTTCCTGTTTTGTTTTCATCTTATGCAGCCTCTTTTTGCAATTGATTAACACGCGCATAAAACCCGGTAACAGTATAAAGCGCCGTTTCAGCTGTGATTTCTTTCCATCTTGTTTGGTCGTAATAAAAAAATCTGGCATCCTCGTGATTACGTTTCGTGAATTCGATTGTTTCAATTTGTCCTTCGTAGCATTTATAAACTAATTCAGAGTTTTTCACGTTCCCAAAAAGAAACGGCGACCAACCATAAAAATCATTCTGATAAATTTCTAGTGCCTGGTAAAGTTGGTCAATTTCTAACAAATACGTCCCACTATCACGCGCAATTAAAATACACTCTTTGCAATCGCGCTTTTGTAGCACTTTTCTATCTATTTTCAAAAAATCATCCTGGTAATGGTTAACGATACTTAAAACAATTGGCTTTATTGCTGAATAGGGTGTTTTGTCTGATAAGTGAATTTTTTTGTTTAACATTTTCCTTTCCTCGTTGTGAAGTTATGCGCCCAAAATAGGGCGCGTGTTGGTTAATAGTTTGCGTGAAAATAATGGCCGGAATCTTCAAGAAAATCATACGCCAGATCACGGCCTAGCCTTTCTGTGTCGATATACATATGAATATTTTTTGGAATATCGCCAAAGCACCCTGACTCTAGATGATCGTCTGCCAGATCTGAATCAGATTCATAATAGCCATAATAAGCATCCTCGATTTTATCAAGAGGGATACCGCAAGCGATACCGGCTTTTATAGCGTCATTATCTAGATGTGACGATTCGACCAACTCCAGATAATCAAAAAATTCAGAATCAATAGACCAGGTACCAACATATTCATCTGGAATATCTTCATAATCACAAACAATCCATTCTTCGTAGTCGTAAAAACAGTCAAGTTCTTTCTGTTTTCCTTCTGTTTCGAGTTTTTCTTTGTGACTTTCTGTCAGATTGTCGAGCCATTCCTGAATTTCTGTCAAATGATCGTCATAAGAACAACCAGACAATTCAAAAGACTCAGGAATTAGAATCCCGTTGTTGTAGTTTGATAATTCGTAATATGTAATTGATGGCATGATTTTAGCTCCTGTACATAACTGTTAATAATTTGCGGTAATTGTCCAAGCGCCGTTATGACGCGTGACAGTGATGTTTTTAGCGCTTTGCTCAATATATAAAAGAGCAACGGCAAGCGAGTTTTTTGTGATTGATACTCTCATTTTTACCTCGTTGTGAAGTTGTTTAAATTATTCAGCTCTTTAGCGTGCCTATAATGCCGTGTTGTTATAAACAAAACCTGCTTATTCTTTTTTGCAATATTGAGCGGCCCACTCTTGATAACTGTCAAAGCCCTTAATGCCGCCAGTCCAAAATTCACGACTAGCGACAGCAACGGCAAAAAGCTCTGGCATACTCAAATTTTCGAGCGCTTGCATAAAATCGCTTTCAGCCACGCCCCATTTTTCAAAAATGCCTGGTTCGTGATGCTTGGACTCAAGCAAAGAAAAACGGATTGAATCGAGCGAACGCGCAACATCAATGCTGCTAGCAACATCAAACTCACACAAATTTGCTCCGGGGTTCAAAACATCGCAACACAAAAGCAATTCGCCCGGTTTTAGCGCTACTTTTGAGCTGATCAACTCGCAAAAATTAACGCATAGATTTAATGCGCTCGATTGATCAGAGCCAACAATTCGCAAAAAATCGCGGGTCTGCACAGATAAAAACAGGCTTTCTTTTTTCGCCTTTTTATCTACGCCAGCGATCTTTTTTGCCAGCGTTTGTATAGATCGGCTAGCAGATGATCGCAAAATCCCGGCTTTGTCTGCTGCGTCTTTTATGTTCAAGCCATCGACTAGATGCAACCTGGCTGCCAGCAAGTTTTTTTCTGACATGCCGGGATGATCTATGATCATGTTTTCAAAGTCTGATAAATTCATTTTTAAAGCTCCTGGTCTATACATGCAGCTTCATAAGCTGCTATCAATCTAGTCATTGTTTTGCAGCGATCATTTCTATAGACGTGTATGTAAGCTTTGCTGTCAGAGTCATATTTAAAAAGTGATGTTCCATCTTTTCTATACTCATCAGTAAAGCGTACATACAAATCATGGCAAACATTCTCGATCACGCTATTTAATGTGCTTGTTCTAAGCTGTTCAACAGACATCATCAAGTTGTACTGAAAGCCGCCAAAATCGGGGTAGTTTTCTTTATGATCGTCGATGTATTCATGCGCCCACGCGTACAAATAACTAATGATCACGCTCGCATTGTCATAGCTTAACGATTGCGGATAGTTGCCGTGCTGATTGCTAATAAAAACATCGCGACGAAAATCCAGGTCAATATCTTTATTTAAAGAAAGATCATTTCTGAATTGCTTAACTAAAGACTGAGTATTCATTCTATTCACCTTTGCTCAGGTAGTGAGCTGCTGTTGAGTCAAGTTAATCTCAACTCATGACTACATAGTAACGCGTGACATAGATACGCGCAACTACTATCAATCAAATCGTTTAGATCAATTATTCATAACAGCCCGCCTTTTATAACAAGCCCGCAATCACGCCAGTATTAGAACGCCAGTGCATAACGGGAGGCAGGTTTATGCTTTTGTGTGGATATATAACCGCTTGATCCTAAAATACACTCGAATATAACCTGGCGCATTTAAGCGAGTGGAATGCAAATCATTCGTGTTTACAGGTGCGAATGCGAATGACTTGCATTTACAAAGGTACTCCTGTCGCATTTAGGGGCGCCTCCCTCCTTCTCTTCC